CTGGCTTTGGGAAATTTTTTTACCTGATAAAAAGCTCTTATAATACTCCTTAGCGATTCTCTGTTTTTTCTTTTGTTCTGAACTAGAAGAAGGATTTAAGTTTATTTCCTTAATGTGTATCAGTTCTAAAGCCTCGGTAAGTGAGGTTTTGTCTGGATTGGGTATAAGTTCTTTGCCTTTTGCAATTTGCATATAACGACCAATTGAAGCACGAGACATGTCTTCACGTTTATCAAGTATATTTTCTTTAAGCCAAATTTCAAAAGATCCATGTGGTAATTTTTGTTTTTGCTCTATTAATAGTTCTCCCATTAAAATAAATTTACGTACTCCGTTAGAAAAATCATTCAATGCTCCATCATACAAAACAATAATTTTATCTGCAATTGGATCAATGTTTTGTATAAGATTCAACTTTGTTACGCCGTTTGTTTGTTCCCGTACAGGGTCGCGCGATAGCATTGCTTTTAATTTTTTTTCTTGGGCTTTCATAGGGCATGAATTTCCTTTGCTAAGTTTATAAAATATGAGAAACCAATACTTTTTGGATTTAACGGCAATTTTAAATTTTTGGCGTTTTTAATTCCTTCGTTATTATAAATAACTGTATTTGTGGTTTTAATTCCCATGCCGTTCGCAACTAAATTTAATAATTCTTCTTTCGCTGTAGAAATATTATTTGGTAAAATAAGCATAGGAATTGTTCTATGAGTTTCAGTACTTATAGTTTGTATTTCCTCGAATACTCTTTGAGTTCCGTCGGCGTTTTGTGAGTCTTCTTGAAGAGGGGCTAATATCAAATCCGAAACGCTAATCGCAAATCTTAAGGAACTGTTTAGGGAAGGATGAACATCTAATATGATATAATCGTATTCTAATTTTAATATTTCTTCGGATAGTCGTATCCTAAGAGAGCGATCACTATATAACATAAAATCCAATTGCTGAATTTTTCCAGTAGTTGGAATTATATCGCAACCGTGATGAGAGCCTTTCCAGACAACTTCATTTAATGAATGCTTTCCGTTTACGGCCGTGTATAAATTTCTTTGGTGTATATTTGCAAATTCAGGATGATTATTTAAACATATCCCACTTAAATTGTTATTTTCTTCGAGATCTATTAGTATTACGTCAAGTCCGATAAAAGCTAAGGCTTGCCCGAATCCTGTTGCGCAAATTGTTTTACCTATGCCGCCTTTATGGCCAAGAAAGCTTATTATTCGCTTTTTTTTCTTTTTAAAAACTTTCATTGTTGAAGTAGTTTCTTAAATTTTTTGCACTTAATTAAATAGATTTCGGAGTTTTTTGGAGGTTCTATAATTCAAATATCTCACGCGTGAGATATTTGAAATCATTCTAGTTCCCTATCTTTAATTCTGTCATTAAAATATTATGTCTCATAGAAACATTTTTTTAAAAATGAAAAACTATAGATAATTCAAATATCTCACGCGTGAGATATTTGAAACCTACCTCACTCAAGTGTAAGACAAAAAACCCCCACGGATGTGAAAGGGTAGAGTAGATTGAAGCTCTCCTCCGATAAGAACACACCCATTAGTTAAATGTCTTCCTGGGAAAGTAGATCGAGAAAATCTACGAGCCCTTTTCTTACGTTCAGAGGGAATCTCTATAAATCAGGCTTTTGTTTGGCGATTGGTTGTAAAACTACGATTTCTGTAGAAATTTGATCTTAAGATCGTTGTTTTTAGATTTTATAGAGATGCACATAAGTACTTTAGCCCATAGAAGAGGGTAGAGGAATTCATCATTGAAATTTTTGAACAAAAAGGTTTAAAAAATCCAACAATAAATTTTTGTCCTTCTCGTTTGGAGAATCTGGAAGAGCATCTAAAATTGGGAGCAAGTCGTAGTTTTTCAGTTTGTTTATAAGAGCATACTGAGATTTAATTTCTGACTCCAATAGAACTTCTGGGTCTTTCGGCTCCCCTGAACCGAACTTGAGCCACTCTCCGCGGTAACCTAGCTTGTGCTCCACTCTAACTAAAAAATGATTACTAGGCGCAATATCGCCACGTTTGGTTTTGTAATAAGTACTAAGATCAATATCTAAAATTTTAGCTAATTCTTTGGGCTTTTTTTTGCATTCGGTCTCAATATGGATAAATCTTTTGGTAATAATTTTTTTAGCACTCAGTTTCATTTTTTTGGAAATTTTCCTAAATTTTAGTATACATTTGGGATTAATTCCCAAATTTGACAAATATAGACTTCTCCTGTGCCAAGCACAGGACTTTTCTAAAAGATTAAATTTAACATAGGCTTAAATGTTAAAATTGTGTTCGAACTCGTGGAGAGTGACTTGAGGGCGAAAGAAAAGGTAAAAATCATGTTCGACATCCATTAGTGAAATTGAATATATAAAAATAAATCGATATAACATTAATCGATAAAGCCAAAAAAAATCAAAACAAAAACAGCCAAATCGAAAGATTCGGACCCCACTTTCAAAGACATCCTAAAAAACCAAAACCGGACATATTAGGTTCGCCTAATGCGTCTGTGTCAAATTATGAAGTTTGGAAGTCAAACGAATAGAAAATGGGAATCTTGGAGAGGTATAAAATAAATCCGATAGGGGAGGGGAGTGCGTACTATGAGGTATATGACTCACTCACAAAGAAAGTCGTATATAGCCATCCCAAGCGTGCGTGGTGTATCGACTGGGTCTTAGAGCTATACATTGAAACGGAACGATCAAAAAAGGAATAAAATCTAGAAATAAAAAACTCCGATAGGGCAGGGCGGGATAGAACGGAAGTCCTGGACCTTTCCAAACTTGAGGAGTCGCAAACGGCCCCGATTTGGGCCAGGACCTTGGAGTATATCGGAGAAGAAGAGAGGGAGAGAAATGAACGAATTTTTTTTAATTTTTTCACTGGGACTGGTGATTTTTTTCGGGGTGGAGATATACCGATATCGATTTAGACGGTTATCCTCAAAACAAATCCTAAACGAACAGAATAAAAAATATGCGAAAACGGAATAAACTCAAAACAGGAAATAACGCAGTTGGATACAAATGAGACGATCCTAATTCCAAAAAACGGGATCAAACGCACAAACCAAATACGAATCGATATATTACTAGGCCATTACGAATGGGTCGAAAAACACAACAACCCTAGACAATTCAAACATCGATATTTAAAAAACTTAGAAATTTCTGTCAAGAGTGATGAGATCCATTTCCGAGTCAAAGACAACCCGTATTATCTTACAACGGATAGGACTACGGTCGAACAAGTGCTCGAATATATAGACTCGAATTGGAAACGAATTCGAGATCTACCGATAGAAACAACCCATCTTGATCGTGTATTTGCAAACCCTGAAGAAATTTTGAATGTAGTGGCATAAAACGGAATATAATTTGAAAGCAAACAAAAAGCGGATTCAAAAGATATTTTAAAAAAACTCTCCATTAAAATCGCAAAATAAAACAAGCAATGGAAAAATCCCCTTACGAAGGAATGAGGAAGCAGTTGGAACGAACACAAGACGAGTCGTGTATTTTGAATAGAACACGAGTACGAAACAAGACTAGAATCGAAATACTGTTATATATGAACGATTTTCGGCCGCAAAACACAGACCCTGGACTTTATAACAACGTAGCGATACCGGACATAGAAGTTCGAATCGGGGATATGTGCCTTAGTTTTCTAGATCGGGGAAATCTATTTTATTATACGAACTCCATAAACGACGTAGAACGAATATTGAAATACATACGAACTAAATGGAATGAGGAAAATAAAAAAGGAATCGACATACCGTTTTCAACTTATTTGGAAATAGCATCGGGGCGAAATCACGACGCCGCATAACAAGAAACAATATGAATGAGAGTCAAAGAGTGTTTCGAGTATCGAAAGACCGAAACTTTACGATAGTAAAAAATCATTTTATCGACGATACTCGTCTGAGCCTAAAAGCGACATCAATTCTTTTGATCGCCTTACGTTATCCGGACAACTGGAAAATGTCCGTAAAAACGATGACAAAATTCAAAAGTGATAAAGAGTCCAGTGTCGCCTCCGGGTTTAAGGAACTCGTAACGTTTGGCTATGCAGAGTATCGTAAAAACCGTGATACCGTAACCGGAAAGTTAGACTATGGATGGTATTTTTTCGAAGAGTCCCAAAAGCCGGAAATTCAACAAGTACCGAAACTTTCTAAAAATAAGAATTTGGAAAATCAAGGTCTGCTTTTCCCAGAAGAAGAAATAAAAACACCGGAAGCGGAAAATCCGGTCCTGGAGTTCCCACAAACGGAAAAACCACACTTGGAAAATCCAGTCTCGGTAAATCCAAGCTTGGAAATCGAAGGACATATAAATACTATAAACCAAAGACTATCAAAACAAGTACTCTCTTCACAAATACTAAATAACTCTAGAGAGTACAAAGGCGCAAGCGCACAAACGCACGTAGAAGAACAAAGGGAACGTTTAGAAGAAGTAGAAATAAAAACACCGGAAGAAGAAAATCCGGTCTTAGATTCACCACAAACGAAGAAACCGCACTTGGAAAATCCACAAAACCTTTTTCCTGACTCTTGGCTTTTGAACTTCCAAACATATTACCTAAACGAACACGGAAGCGAGATGGGAAGACCAGGCTCGGAAATTAAAGCATTAAACACTCTCTTTGAGACTTCGAAAGGGAACTGGGCCCTTATCGAAAGTAAGATACGAGTACTCAAGCAACTGAGAAAACAAGATTCCACGTTTTGGTATGAGCAGTCTCTAAGCCCTGAATCTATTTCTAAGTATTGGTCCAGGTTATTTGAAAGAAAAGAAAAACGTACTGAAAAGAATATAAAGCGAAATGAACAACAGAACCAATCAATACGAACTGAAAAACGAAATGAATCCAAATATACCGAGAGAAAACCGATGCCGGACAAACCGATAGAAATCAAGGACGTAGATCCCTATAAATGTTTTTTAGTGTGGGGTAAGACTAAGTTGTTTAAATCGCAATTAGAATACTACGAACAAAACTCAGATCCTCTAAAATACGAAGGAACTAAAAAGATGCTCTTTGAAAAATTCATAAACGAAGTGTATCCGGGCCTTGTAAGAAACTCTGAAGTGAAAAAGTCAACAATTGAAAATAGGAAAGAAAATTCAAAAGGATGCGCCGCATGAGCTTTTTTAATTCAACCAACCAAAATGTAATGGAGCCGCCAGTTGTGTACAAAAAAGAACAAGAACCACTAAAGGAATCGGATACTTTTTTTGTGAGAGATAAGGACGGAGAACTCATGTATATGAATCGGTATGACGCGATTCGAATACTGGATAGACTAAGAACGATCCAATACCAAAACAGCGAAGTAGAAAATGGAAGATAGGGTAGAATACCATATCTACAAACACATAGCTCCTCAAAATAATTCTAGCAGAATCTGGGGATCGGCGGGCCATGAATGTTTTACCGGAATTGACGGATTGACAAGGGCAATTGAGAAAGCAATGGAGTTACAAAAAAACGCAGTTCTAGGAGTTGAGTATTCCGTACAGAAATACGTATATTCAAAAAAGACAAACTACAGGCCGGTAAAAACAAAAGTATGGAAAAACGGAGAGGCGGCTTAAAAAAAAAGGAGGTAGAAAATTAACCGTCAAAACTCACCTAAGGGAGAAAAACATTCCCTTGCGTATAATTTAAAAACGCACGTATGTAAATACTTCTGAGTCTTTTTAGTTAACACAATATTCCAAAGAATAATAAAACGTTTTTTTAAAGGGATGAGTAATAAACGGACAGTCCTTAACTTTTTTTAAGAAAAGTAAAAAAACGAAAGGACTCTTTTAAGAACAAAAAAATAACAAGGGAGTATGCAAGAACTTCCAATCATAGACGCAATTAAAAACAATTTAAAAATAGAACAGATACCGATTCATAAAGTCAGGTATCACGAAAAAAACGAAGAGTTATTCCAAAGAAGAAACCCCGAATATATTAGAGAATTAGCAAATAATATACAAAAGGAGGGACTGCACGAACCGATATCGGTAAAATACGATACAAAAAACGACAACTATCTTTGTCTTTCGGGAGAACATAGGATCGAGGCGGTAAAACTACTTAAATGGACTGAAATTCCCGGATACAAAGTTGATCCGGAAGACGAATTGAGTTACTTGATCAGAAGAAATACGATAAAAAAACAATTAGGTCACAAAACTAGGATGAGGATATATAAAGAATATTGTCCTGAATTTTTGATCTGCGAGAAGATAACCATAACGAAGTTAAAAGAAATTTCCTCAAAAACAGGAATAACAGTCGCAACACTCAAATCCGATCTGAAAAAAATTCGAAACGGATCTACAAAAGAAGAAACGATACAGTCTTTGATTGAACTTTGGGCAAAGAAAAAAATCAAGGGCTTGAGAGTAAACCTTTGCGGTCTTCCGGACGACAATTTCATACTTAAAATCTCAGGCCGTAATTTAAATTACGAATGGAAGGGAAAGTTTAAAACAATCGTTAGGGAATGTATTGAAGCGGCAAAGTCCGAATATTTTAACAAAAATTTCAAAAACGAAAACTTAGAAATAGCCAAACGGATCAAGCAGTTACGAACAGACGCCTGTCTTACTCAGTTTCAACTTTCTCAAGCGCTTGGATATTCTCAGTCGTACTTCGCCGAACTTGAAACCGGTAAATGGCAGTGTTCGAATGAACTTTTTGATTCGATCGCTATTTTTTGTCAGGAAAGGATCGCATGAATTTTGAAGTATTTCAAGGAGATGCGGTCAAGAAAATACGTGAGCTTAAAGAAAACGAACGATACTACGGTCAAATTGACTCGATAGTGACCTCGCCTCCATATTATAAAAAAAGAAGGTATCTAAATTCAAATGATTCTAATGTGTGTTTTGAATTGGGAAGAGAGAAAAGTACAATAGAATACCTTCATAATCAAGAGCAGGTGTTTTTAGAAGCAAGGCCGCTATTAAAAGATACTGCAACTCTTTTTATCAACTTAGGGGATACATTTCGAAACGGCCAAGCGCTCGGGATTCCGGCGGGATTTGTAAGAATGATGAAAAAAATCGGATACAATTTCATTCAAGAAATCGTATGGGCGAAATCCATCACGACGCAAAACGGAAATCGAGGTTCTTGTAAACCGGAATCGGTGACAAGACGGTTCACGTATTCGCATGAGTATGTTTTGTTTTTCGTTGTCGATATAAAGAGATACTTCTTTGATTCGAAGTCGGTCGTCGTTCCCATAAACGGAATTCATTACGAAAATAAGAATTCTGAGTCTTTGATTAAAGTTACGGGAGCGACCGAACATTCACTCTGTAAGTCAAGCGGACAAAAAAACTATTCTCTCACAAACGCGGAAGATCCGAAGGACGTTAAAAACCGGATTATCAAAAATAAAATCAAAAACCAAGACTTTTCTGCACGCAGACGTTCGGTTTGGCAGATAGCGACGCCAAACTCACGGAACAGACACACTGCAATTGGACCCGAAGAACTATTTGAAATTTGTATCCTGGCAGGAAGTCCCAAAGGTGCACTCGTATTAGATCCGTTTGTAGGAGAGGGGACCGTGGGAAAGGCCGCGGTCAAAAATGGAAGAAACTTTCTTGGAATTGATTTGGATGAGCGGTCGTTTGAAGAGGCAAAAAGCAACCTTGAAGAATTGATAGGAAACCTTTTCATAGAAACAAGGTTGTGAATCGTATGATAATACATTCCAAGATATTAAATTAAATCCGTGGGTAACAACAACGCACCGAAAAAGAAATCCATTTCTAAAAGGCCGGTAAAAAAGTTTTCGAAAAAGAATGTTCCGACGAATGCACATTCCGAGGAACGAATCGAACTCATTCGGTGCGAGTATGTCCGAGGTCAAAAACGGGAAGATATTTGTAAAAAATTCAAAATCACATATAAGACTTTGGATAATCTGGTGCAGCGAAGGGGATGGACAAAGGTCCGTGAGGAAATTGTAGGAAAAGTGAGGGAAGAATTCGCGGTTCAAATCGTGACGGATAAGGTTGCGGCCCTTGCGAGGTTGAACCGGGAAGCGACCGAATACCTTGATCTCTTGCGGAAAAAACTATTCGATTCCACAACCTCAAACGTTGAAATCTCACTTCTTTTAAAATCCCGTAATCTCATCACACGGGAACTTCTCCGATCACTCGGTCTGGTAGATACTATCCGCCAAGACTCACCTACCGGTGAGGAAAAAAGCCAGGTCAATATTCAGATTATTCAGGGAGTAGGCGAGCATCCCGGAGTGATTGAAAAACTGATCGGCGGGCGTGTGATGAGTGTCGAAGAAACCTCTTCAAAGGATCAATCTAACAAACGGTAACCTCGAATTAGTTGCACATTCGAAAGTATTTTCCGAAAAGCAGTCTCTTGCTATCTTAGAAGATTGGTCGAGACACCATATTCAAGAAATTTGTTACGATGGCGGCGCACGATCCGGAAAAACGTATCTGGTAATCAAAGCGATTATATCGCGCGCTTGGATCTCAAAAGAATCTCGTCATTTAATCGCCCGTTATCGACTCAATCATTTAAGAATGTCTGTTTGGAAACAGACTCTACTTCCGTGTCTCAGGGAAATGGGATTTGTTAAAGGAAGAGACTTTGAAATCAATGAATCCGATTTAGTCGTAACGTTCTCGAATGATGCGGAAATTTACGGAGCGGGACTCGACGACTCAGATCGTGTTGAGAAAATCATGGGAACCGAGTTCAACACGATTTTTATCAACGAAGCGACTCAGATCAGTTACGCGACGTTTCAAAAAATCAAAACTCGTCTGTCTTTCGTAAGACCCGGTTTAACGAATAAAATGATCGTGGATTGTAATCCACGAAACCGATTCCATTGGATTTATAAATACTTTGTTTTAAGACAAAACCCTAAAACCGGAAATGCGCTTCCTATTCGTCGAATTAAAAAAATGGCGAGGCGTCACTGGACGCCTTTAGACAACCCATACTTAACAGACGACTACAAACAACTCTTAGACGAGCTTACAGGAGTCGAGCGCGAGCGTCTCTATCTAGGTCAGTGGGTAGACGTTGAAGGACTCGTATATAAGGACTTTGAGAATGCGATCGTTGAACCGTTTGAAATTCCCGCAAGTTGGGACTGTGCGGGAGCTGTGGACTTCGGGTATACCAACCCCTTTGTTTTTCTTTGGCTTTATTTTGACAAGTCCAACGAAACTTGGTATTTAGCGGATGAGTATTATGTGTCTGAAAAAACGGTTCGCGCACATTGCGAATTTTTAAAAACAAAACGAAAACCGAATCTCTTTATAGTAGCAGACCACGACGCGGAAGACCGCGCGACTATGTCCGAATGCGGATTCCAAACCTTCACCGCCGATAAAGACGTTTCGACAGGAATCCAAGCATTGATGAAACTTCTTTCTTCGGAGAATGGAATGAAACTCAGGATTTTTAGAACCTGTGTTCATACGATTGAGGAATTTTCGATCTATTCCTGGGAACCGCCAAAGGACAGTAAAAACGCAAAAGAATTTCCGGTGAAAGTTCAAGATCACGCAATGGACGCACTGCGGTATTTTGCGTTGAGAATTGTCAGTAAAAAACACCAAGTTGTAACTACGTCTCTCGAAAAGATAAAAAAAGAAATGGAACAAAGGCCGAAAAGTCTTAGTGCGCTTAGAAGAGAAAGACTAACTCGGTTCGGAATCGATTCGGATAGATACGGAATATAATCTCCGATTCCTAAAACCCTTGTAGTTTAAAAAAACGAGGTGAAACCGTGCAAGAAACAAAAGAATTAGAGGAACTTACAAAAGAAGAAACAAACCCGAAAGGAATTAAATCCGAAAAAGACAGCGCGACAAGAGGACTCGAATTTACAAAGGAAATATTAGCATTAGACGAAATAGAAAAACAAACTCTATTTGATTCCTTGTATTCCGCTTTTATCAACTCTGAAAACAGAGACACAGTTCTACATTTGGCTTTGACGAAAGCATGTAAATTACTCCGGGAAAAAGGAGTCCTTAAAAGTACTCCCGAATCGGATACCGGGTTCTCGAATCGAATTTTAAATCTTTCCTCACAAGTAAGACAAGTACTCTTTGATTCGGTGAGTTCTGCAATCCAGAATCAAAATTCTAGGGATACGGTATTACACATCCTTTTTTGGAAGTCTGAAAAACTACTCATCGATTCGGAGAAGTAAAGGGATTTCAGATTGAAAAGGGAATCACCTTTATCAGAATACCGCGTGGTTCGGGAACTTACGTATGCGTGGTCGTATTTCTTTCTCTCTCTTCAATACTCTTTTTTGGGTGATCCTAAGAATGGGATCCATTTTCGAATCCGAAAATCTCTTTGGTCGGACGTATTTGGCGAGTTAAGAAGAAAATTTTTCGGTGAATTGCTTGTTAGGTCACGGTATATGCCAAGGACGATAAACGTCACTCCGGAGTCCGGAAAGGATTATACGTATTTTCGAAGACAAACAGGAAAACTTGAATTTCCCGAAGGGGTGATTATTCGGGAAACGTTAGAACAAATCGACCGGGAAATTTTCGACTTTTTAGCGCAGGATTGGAACCGGATCTATATCCAAGAGAGGGACAAAGCGTCCATACTCGGATACGTTGCGGAGTATCTTCTCGGCCATGGGGTAAAAGAAGAAGAGTTAAAAAAAATGACTCTACCTGAGTTTTCAGAGACGGCAATCGCACACAACTTACCCGGTCTCGCAGATATAGATCTTTTACGGGAAGAAATCGGGCTCACAACAGAACAGACATATTCCCTACTATACGCACAAGGGCGGGGAGCTGAGTGGCTTGCAATCTATGACCATACCGGAGAACGAAAAGGAAAAGCCTACGAACTGATTACGAAACTGTATAGAAGACAAATCGCGGAAGCTCTTGCACGTAACGCAACCGAAGAAGAAATCCGTTCCCTAATGATCTCACCCGATGACGATGAAATTAAAGAAGCATTAGGACTTTTTGAAGAGGGGATTTCGGATTCGTTGAGGAGCCGTCGAGAAAAGCGTTACGAAAAACTCGTAACCGATCATCTAAATCGGGATATGACTCGGTTTGCGTTTACCGAAGTTCAAATCAATTTCAATAACGGAAAACTCCTCTATCTCGCAAATGAAAAACCTTCCGCAACGTATGTACGTTTCGCGGGCGGTTCTTACTGACATTTGAACGAAGAAAATCATAAACCCCTCGCTTGTGAGAAGTGTAAAGAATTCGCCTTACAAATCGCGCGCGTTTTCCCTTCCGAAAAACATTTACATAACAAAAATTACATGCAGGGTCTTGGGTTGTCCTTTGTGGGAGGGGATCAGTTCGAGGGCGATCCCGTTACGACTACTGCAGTGTGGCCGGGTAAAAATAACGCAAACCGAACGTTTAGCGAATACTGGTTTTGTTGTCCGGCGCATCCGAATTGCGGGCATGAATATGAAGAATACGAGATAGAAAGCGAAGAGGAAGATGAAATCTCGGAAATTTTTCGAGAGGGAAAAATCCGAGACGCGAAACGAAGACTCGTTACGGATGAACGTTACAAACAAAACGAAGAGGCAAACGAAGAACGTATAAGACTCGAAAGAAAATACGGTCCGATAAAGAAATCGGATGTATTTTTTAACGGGGTCTGGGAGGAACCCACGTGTAGCCACGAGCCGGAATTTTCCGAAGAGTGGCTCGCAAATTATATAAGTTGGAAATACAAGACACTCAAGATTTTTTAATCGGTACAATCAAGAAATACGTCCCTTGGGATCGTAACAAAAATAAAGGCGGCTACGGCTTTATCACTTCGGACAGTCAAAACTACTTTTTTAATGCAAAGTATTCCGAAATCAAAGATGAACATTTAAAGCCAGGACTCACAGTCACTTTCGAACTTAGAAGAGGATACGACAAAAAACGTTCTGAGTTTGTAACCCAAGCTACACACCTTCAAAAACTATGAGGAAATCGGGGTTAGGGGGAAATACCCCCTTTTCGATCACAACCAAACCGAACGTCTTAACTCCTCTAACAAACGAGGAAATGATCGACAGAAGAGGCGAATCGGCAATCTGGTACAGACTCACTCCCTGTCCTTGTCCGCAAGAAGAACGAATGCCCGATTGCAAATTTTGTTTCGAGGGACTGGTGAGGACATTCCAAGAGGAGTTGGAAGTAACTGAGGAGATGGCTTACAGAGTAGAGGGGAACAAAGTATATACCCGTTACGCACCGATTTCAGAAATCGTTTCGGCAACTCTCATTTCAAGAGAAACCTTCAAACCACTCGCAATTAAAAGAATTCACGAAGAATTTTTCGAAGTCGAAGAAGACTTAAAATACTGGAATAGCGTACTTCTAAAATACAAAGTGAAGATGGAAGAAACACTAACGGTTGAAGGATTTGGAGAAAATGAATACGTTTTATTCCCGAAACTTCCACTCGGTGCGATTACGGGAGTGGAAGAAGTCTTTCACATACCGGAAGATAGAGAACCGGAAGAAGTAGAGTTCTCAGGGTTTACGTTTAACAGTGTAGTCTTTCCAAAACGAACAAACGGACTCTTTCGTCTCAAACTCAAGTTTCAGCATCCGGTAAAGATCGCTTACAAAACGTTTCGCGTGGATTCCGATGCTCGTAAAATTTTTGATCGTAGCCAGATCACATTCCAAGAAGGCGAACTCATGGCCGTAATCGGGGGAGGGTACAAGCTTGGAGAAGGAGACCTTGTAACCCTTCTTGTATCGACTCTAAGACATTCGGAGTATATCCGGTATCAAACGGGAAACTTAGACATACTTTCGTATTCGCCAATTGCGAATATAGATCGTATATTTTCGAAAGGAAAACAAGGACTTGTCGCTCATAAAAGAGACGAGGACTTTATTTTGTATGGAGATTCAAAAATCAAATGGATAACCGATAAGCCGAGAAACGGTTATTCCGTAATCTATGACTATCACCCGACGTTTCGTATCAGCGGTTTTATTGAAGGCGGTTCCGGCGAGGACCGGGACAAACCTAAGATTTTCAAAATGAAACCGATTTCAAATCTAAACATTCGAGGGATTCCAGGAGAGTAAGAGAAATGTCATATACCCCATTTCAAAAGATCAGGGATTTCAAACGATACTTCGAAAGAACCCGAACACACAAAATCATAACCTACTATACTGCGGTATGGATTTACAGGTTGAGACTTTCTTTTGTTTTTCAGAAATACATTTTTGGAATGCTAAAACTTGCGTTCACTACTTGGAAACACAAAGTCAAATTTAGAACCGAAGTTCCGGGTCAAATGATGATCCTTCATTATAACTCGGAAACGATTGAAGATCCGGCGATCTTTGTAAAACAAATCGAAGAAAGCGTTATAAAACCGTTTCGAATCTTACACAAGGTCAATCCGGTTGTTTTGATTTTACCATTCGGGACAACGTTTCAAGCGGGAAGTTTCAAAGGATTTGTTCGCTCACTCAATCGGGATCAAAAACAGGCTTTGACAAACGCAATCTACGAAATGAGACAAGAAAAAACGAATCTAGAAATAGTACCTTCCAACCGGGTTGTATAAAGACTAAGGAAATTCAAAACGTGGAGGTTTTAGAAAAGGAGGATATAACGCCGGAGATTGCGGAGAAGATTCTTGACAAGGTTCATCTGGCTATGTCTAAAGAAAACCCGGACTGGCAAGTATGGGCTATGGATGAAGATTTAGAGGATTGGCAAGAATATGAGCTAAACACTCTTTCTCGGAACGGTTTATTACTGGTTTTACGAAATTCGAAAAAGGAATTGAGTTTTGATGCGGGTATAAAACTTGCCAAAGAGTTCCGCGGGTTAGGTGCGAACTTTCTTTCGGACTTTTTAATCGGGAGAAGTAAATTCCAAAAGGATTCGGAAGAAAAAGAAAAAAATCGTACCGACAAATCTGTTTTTTTAAGTCCGATTTCAAACATTCTAAAAAGTGAACCTAACCTCTCTCAGGTAAGAGCGTGTAATTACAAAAAAACGCATATTAGAATCCCGATCACGATCGAAAACAAAAAAGGATCGTATAGATCGGGAACAGACACAAACGGGAACACTTGGCGAAATAAACTTTACCACGACTACGGATATATCAAACGCACAAAAGACGCGAACGGTGATCACGTAGACGTGTTTATAGGCCCTGACAGAGAATCGCGGGTTGTGTTCGTTATCAATCAACAAACACAAAACGGATCATTTGACGAACACAAATGTATGCTTGGGTTTCACGATGAGAAGGCTGCCCGCGCAGGATACTTAAAGAACTATAATAAAAACTGGAAGGGTCTTGGAAGTATCGCGACTCTGACAATCTCTCAATTTGAGGAATGGCTTGAATTTGGAAACACAAGAAGAGAATTAAAAGATCCTAAAATAGAATTTTTAAAATCAGACCTTTTCTTTTTAAAAGAGTCCCTAAACTCTCTTCCTGTTTTTTTAGAAAACAGGAAGTCCGACCGATTTCTTTTTGAGGTTCATAAGTCCGATCCGATTCGGACTTTCTTACCTTTCAGTGAAAAAGAAAAAAGGGGGTTCAATCTTTTTGAGATACGAAAGACGGTAGAAAAATCAAATAGGGAACTGCGTTCCATACGAAAAGCGGCTCTTGGACAAACTACGGAACCGATCGGAACGAGGAATCTTTGGAATGACGGTTATTATCACGAGAAAACGTATGAAGGTTGGAAGACTGTTTCAGAACCAAAAAAAGAGACACCGAAGAAGGAAAGAAGACCGAGAAATAAAAAAATAGAACGTCCTAAAAAAGGACATACGAATCCTACAAGTCTTCCTTTCCCTAAGATATGTGTGATAGGGCAATACACAAAAAAAGAAGACTACGACCGCTCACAAATCGATTCACTCAAACAAAAGATATATAAAAACGGATACGATCCTTCTTTCCCTATGACCGTAGATTTTAAAGACGGACAATGGACGGTAGTCGCAGGTCACCACCGTTACGAAGCTGTCAAAGAACTAATCCGAGAAGGAAAACTTCATTCGAATTTCCAAATCCCTGTTGTAACAAAGGAATTTGCAGACGATAATTCACGTCTTGCCGCTCAGATTTCCGAGAATCACAGACGTAATGTTTTACCAACCGACGAGGCAATCGCCTACGGAAAACTCGTCAAAGACGGATGGGATATAAAAAGAATTTCGGAAGAACTGGGAATCAAAGTAGGCGAGATTCAAAAACGACTTTCCTTAAATAATCTTACTCCGGAGCTTTTCAGACTCGTTCACAAAAAAGACCGTTCTCTCCCTTTGGGTATTGCCGAAGTGATTGGAACGTATTGTAAAGATGCAAACGACAAACCAAATTCTACGATACAGATTAAGGCGTTTCGATGGTACCAAGAAAATCGAGCAAAATACGGAAGTCGCGGTCCGAGTGTTTTACAAGAATATATCAAAGAACTACTGTCCAGTGAGTTTGAAAATTTCGATTTTGACACGGTTGCGACGAATGTACAAAAAGAAGCGTTGAGAACGATCGGATCTAAAGAAAAAGCGAGTGCGAATAAAAAAATGCTCGAAGTCATGGTAGATAACCTAATGAAAACGTATAACAGAGTTTTAGGCGACAACATCACGTCTCTATCTCCGGATGTGACAAAAGAACTTGCCGCCTCTCTTGCGCTCACCTCGGACAAGGGAGTGGATTCTGTTGCCCTTCTTGGAAAATTAGGCGTCATTATCCAAGACCTGACTTTGATTAAAAATTCAATTCAAAACAAATTAAAAGAAATAGAGGATGATTCGAGTATTCCGATGCTTTTTGCAAGATCCTTCCTCTTTGACATCGACGAGGCAATCGTACTTTCAAACGTTATTAAAACCGAAATCGCGGCATAGCCATAATTATCACCGATACTTCATTCAAAGGTATTTTCAAAGATAGGAGAATATCATTTGAACGAACCATTCAGACATCATCCCGAAGTATTAAGAATCCGTGCGCTTTTAACGGAAGGACTCTATTTCCAGAAACTCAGTCACAGAGTCTTTGACGAGATTATGCAGAGTGTGGACAGAACTTACGTGGATCGGGACCGGCTTTTAGAGTTTGTGGTGAAAGAGAACTTGCTCGGAGACTACGAAAAATTTCTTCAATATGGCCAAGGGTTAGACCCTTGACCGAAAATTAGTCTCACTTTTTGTAAAAAAGCGCTACCGACTCAAAACCGAGAACAGTAATTCGAACCGAATCAAAGGGTCTATTCTCGTTTCTTTTGACTACGCTTACGGTAAGAAGCGGTATTTCTTTAAAAACCGAGGACCAGTAATTACGAAAAATGAATTTAGTTTTTTGAATCGACCCAAAAGAAACGGAAGTAAAAAAACCGGATCTTAGAGATTGAAACGGAAATAAGAATTTTTCTAAAAGTGTTTGAGTCATACGGAGAATTCTTCCGAAAGTTTTTTACTCATCTCTGCGTATTCAGAAACGGACTTTGTAACTGTTTCTAAAATCTCTTCTTGGTTGTCGCTTGTGTGAAAAAGAGAGAATGCTTGTGACGACATTTGGTGGAAGATCAGCTCCTTGTTTAAACTAGAAAATATCTTTGATACTTCTAAAGACTTTATGAGAAGTCCTCTAACGAATTGAAACGCATCCTTGGCGGCTTCCTCTTCGTTTTTTCCTTTGTTACGTGCGATTTGGCTTAGTTGTCCGATTTGTTGTAAAATTAAATCCTGGTTCAATGTGTTTTTTCCTCCACAGCATCCCATATTCTTTTACTCTTTCCCCCATTTCCCTATCGGACAAGCCTCGCTCTTAAGTTTTGTTTTAAGACGTACGAAACAACCGCATATACTACATCTTTCAGATAGAAATCCTTTTAGGATCAAAGTGCAGGACAGACAAATTTCGAGTCGTTTGTCATAGAATTTCGTATCGCTTTTTTCATTCAGGGATTTAGCTCCAATAACGACCCGCTACCTGGTAGGTTTGAACGGGTTTCCACGTGAAAAATTCGTACTTAAAAACTCTATAACGAGTATACCAATTTGGAATATAGCAAGAATTGCATATATGTAGGCAACAAGTGGAGGTACAACAAAAAACAAATCCACCTCCAGTCCAACAAATGCCGATACTCGTAGATTGGGAATACCCGCCCGGACAATCAGGACAGGTAAACCAAGGTCCGAGAGAATGACAGGAATCATAACCGCCGCACTGATTGCAATCGTTTACGGTATATCCATAGTCGAGGTGTGCGTCCACAACGTGCCATGTGTCTCCGATCGTATATTGTCCTTTAGGATAAACGTCGTACCTGTTCGAACCGTAATTCCCCACCCAGTGACCGCCTGCTCCTGAAACGGGAGAGGCCGGTCCACTCGGTGGGGTTATGCGAAAGGGAGCCAGGTGCTCCCGTTATCCTTACTCCAATATGCAAAGTTACCTTGTGTTCGAACCCGAAAGTTTGCGTTATCATATCCGGGTGAGGCTGAAGTTTTAATAAAGTTTTTTGTTTCTACGTGATTGTAGATCCAGTTGATCGCATCTGCGAGAGAATCGTTTTCTACGATACCGGGATCTAGTTCCACATCGATTCCGATTAAACCGGGGTCGTACACGGGAAGGATTCTGGTAACGTTTGTAATCGGTCCCGTGGTAGAAGACTTACGATAGGATAGAAGACAAATCCGGTTTGTGGTAACGAGCACAATATCGGAATTAGAAGACCATTGTTCGAAAAGGTTGGTTCGGTACGTTTTTCGAGTGGGTTTTGGAATAGGTTTAAACCTCTCCGTCACCGAGTCAAAAATGGGAACCGCCTTTTCGTCCGTGAGGGAGGTTTCTAATTCGAACTCAAAAATTCCGGAAAGTGAGTTTGTGTTTGGCGTTAGAAAAAGCTCCGGAACGATATACACCGTATCGGTATTGATAAAAATCCCGGGGCTAACCCGAATCGTATTCGAATTTTCTAAAGTAACGTTAAAGCCGATCGCGGTTTCGGATGTTTTTCCGATAGTTGCAAGGATAGAAGAAAGAATTGCTGGAACAATCGAGTGAGAGGTTTGTGCACCGGAAAGTCTGTTTATATCCTCTGCGGTAATTTTTTGAAATGGGTTTTGGAAGTAGACTTTGATTTCGTTGTTTGAAATCGGTATTAAAGTTTCAGGCATGTTCTGTTTCTCCAAGATAAACTGCGGTTCCCGCCGCAAGGATTCTGTTTAGTTCGGTAAGTAAGAGGTCCGTAAACTTCGTTAAATCGTCTGTGATGATATAACTCACCAAACGATCGGGTGTAATAATGGAAGGTACCGCTTTTGTACCGGGACCGGGAAGCGTAAGGCCAATATCGGTTGCGGAAACATCACTCGAAAACCCAAGCTCGTCGCACCGAAGGACTGCGAAGTCAGGACGTGGAAAAAGACCGGCGATTTTTGTGATGGTCGGTTCGTTTGAAAGAACGTACCCTAGAATGTATCCGACAAATTCTAAGTCACTCATTCCGGGCGGTCTTACAATTCCGAGAAACTCCGCCCACTTGCGAAGAAAATGTCCTTCTGCTTCGTAGAGAACCGCACAACGAGTAGCTAACTCTTGGTATCTCAAATGCCACTCGACTGCGTTGTATGTCGCTCCAATGTTTATGTCGTTGATATTCGTTACAGGTGAAAGCTCCGGTCTTTCTTTGTCTCCGAATAACTGTTTAAAGACAGGATCGGTCTCGTTAAACTGAGGAAGTCTTGAAAGAAGTCTGTTATCCGTCATGTCGGATCAACCTTTGAAACGGTTCCCGAAATCATACCTCCGGATGTTCCCCCCGTTCTAGGAAGGTGCGTTGGTAGAATGGAGATGTCCGTAAGAGGAGGGGAGGGAAGAGGATCGGTTGCAAGTTTACCAAAAAATTCCAATATTCGAACCTTGTAAAAGTCCGGGTGAGATTTAAGTATAGTCCCTTCGACTTGTTTTAACAAAACGTCGAAACCGACCGGAAGAGTGTTTAGATACGTGGTGATCGCGTTTGTTGCAATCGACAAAGCGTCTTCTAGTGAAAGAAGGGAGTTTGAAAAAAGATCGAGTTCAAATCTAACCGTGATCCCGATCACAGGAATTTTAAAAACGCATACTTGTGTCCCGGCGGCAGAATATCCGGGAAAATTCTCTGGATCGGAAAGATCGCCTTCGACGGTTTTTTGAACCAAATCAAGCAGTGTTTGAGGCGGATTCGAGGTACCGTCCGATACATACAAATTGATCCATCCAAATTCGATTACATTTGAAAACGGATTTCTATTTGTGGTAAGCTGAACACCTGCAATTCCTGGAATTGAAACAACGGCGGTATATATCCCGAGAGGAGTGGAACGACCCAAAGAAATGATGAAGTTTCGAAACCGTTTGAGTCTGCTTTCCTCAGTTTCTTTGTTGGTTCCACCTGCAAAGTCCGACGGGTTCCAGATTCGAGTATTTGGAGGTAGCTCAATATTTACTGTTCCAAGCCCTTCACTTGTATTAATCGAAAGTCTTCGGATATTAAAATCGGTTCCGGGAACTTTTGCTCTTAGTTCGATTTCTGCATATGTTTCACCGACCGCAATTGTTACGGGTGCGACCGATTCAAAGACAAGTCCAAAAAGATCGAGAGTAAAGACGCCTATTGTAACTCCTTCGGCATGCCCTTGGTGTTCGATTCGAACAATCCCGACGGATTTGAGACCTGGGAGACGGGAGTATCCCAAAACGGAATACATACCTTCAAGAATGGAATATTCAAAACCGTTTTTAGTGCGTAGATCTCCTTCTGCTAAGACTGAGGCGATCGCTGAAATCCAAGTGGAAATCCTGGAACCGGGGTTGAAGTTAGAAAGTTTTGAACCCGAAGCGACGAGGAAGTTTTGAATCGCTAAACGATATTCGAGTTCCGTTTTAGGAACGTATGGAGCGGACATTTGAAAGGAGAATACCGAGGTAAAAAGAATCGGAAAATTTTTCCGATTTGGTATCTCCCGTTACATTTAAACCGTGGGCGTTTTAGATGTCGCTAAATCCGGTTTTAACTCGGTAACGAGTAACGCATTTTCGGGAAGCCTTGCGGCAACGTACGAACCTCAAAACGTATTCTCGTTTGCGTTTTATGAAAAGTCAAAAAACGGTTCCTACTCTCACAATACCTTAAACTCAAGTGAATATTATTTCGTAAACGGACCGCTCTCATACACGGAGAATTTTAAAAACAGAATCAACATTGAAAAAACATTCGGCGGCGTTACGGTAATCGATTACGGACCAGACAACCACGATATAAAATTAGAAGGTGAATTTCATATCTACCATTTAGGGCTTCCCGGCAAACCGAAGGTCGGAGTTCCAGGTGAATCGGGTTCCGGTTTTGTTCAGTCTGCATTTTCGGCAGGAAAGACGATTTTAAAAAACAAGGTTTCTTCGTATTACGACAAGGTGCGAAGTTCTTACTTGAGCCTTGCGGGTGGAGACTTTCGTTCCGGCCTGGGTGAGTTTCAAGACTTCATGTTCTTTCTTCACTTTGCAAGAGGTCTTGAGAGAGTGGAATACTCATCCACCGATCCGCAAGCAAGCGCGATCACAAAACTATTTTCGGAAAAACGTCTTACTTGGAAAACTCATGCGTTCGTATTCCGAGACTACGATCGTAACCGAACGGTCGAGGTTGTGGTTCCCGCAAATGGTTTTACAATTTCGCGGTCTGTCTCCGATACGAACACATACAAGTATTCCCTAAACCTTGTGGTAGTTAAAGAACTCGAATCCAGAATCACGGGACAACTCGTTAGATCGGGGTTTAATCCGTTACGAACAATGTCCGGCCTTTTAAACGAACTGGAAAATCTTGTGAATCTTCCGCTCCAAATTTCCGGCGCGCTTCTTGGGGTTTCAAACGGTATAAAGGTTTTTGCATCCGGGGTAAAACGTCTCTCTACTTCTTGGGAGAGAATGAAAGATCAGTTCGATTCTCAAGGTAGGTTAGCACGAAAAACATTTGAGAGTGCAAAAGAAGATCTTGGAATAAAAACAAAACGACGCGGATTTCATGCGGAAGAGATCTCGGAAAAAATCGATCAGGCAAATAGAAAAGCAAGATCCAATGAAGCGGAGTTTCGTCAAAACCTAGATTCCTCGGTTAGGCAGTGCCAAGTTCTCATTTCCATCGTTTCTCAATTGCTCATCGCCGTGGATAGTTCGAGTTCCATCGAGGCGATGAGTTTGCAACCGTCCGCGGACTTGAGTATATGGATCGACAACGACGTATACAAGTATGCGTTTTTAAATCTTGAAATCTTAACCGAAATAAAAGCCGCGCTGAATTTCGCATCTACGGACAACGAATTTTCAATTTTATTTCCTTCTCCAGGCGACACCTGGGAAGGAATCGCAAAAGAAAAATTAGGCGATCCGAAATTCGGTCAAGCGCTCGCAAGATACAATAACGTTCATGATAGCTCTCTTCCTTTAAAGCGCGCCATTCGAATTCCGTTTGGAACCCATACAAACGTTTTTACTACTCTTCCGGAAGACCCAAGTCCGAAAGATTTGGAAATTGCACTGATCGGGTGCGACATACGTCTTAATTCAAACCGAGGAATCGAGGTTTCTCCAACGGGTGATTTGGCGTTAGTAGAAGGTGACGAAACTCTCTTAAATGAAAAACTCGACTTAATTGATACTTCGAAGGGTTCTTTAATCCAAGATTTGAATATTGGGAATCCGATTCCTCTGGGAATTCTGCTCGATGAGATGAAAGGGATAGGGTATATTCAAGATTTTTTAAATCAATTTCTTTCCGATCCTCGCGTAAAATCCGCGAACTTCTTAGGAGTCGTAGAGGACGCGGATAATCTTTTATTCCCATTCAGAATCGAATCGATTACGGGTGGAAGTGTCGTTTTGTCTGCATGAGGAATTTTTCAAACGATTCTTTTGAATGGCAAGAAAGACCGCAGACTCCGGACTCTCGAATTGCGCCTCCGGTAATTGCGCGTGTAATTCAGGTTCTTCCCCGTTTTCGTGTGAATGTACTTACTACGTTTGGAGAGATTTTTAAGAATGTTCGAACTCTTGGTCCCGGACTTTTCCCGAACGGTAATGCGCATGGTCGTGCGTTTGGAATCAATAAGGACAGGTTAGTTTTGCTTGAGTTTATTGGAGGTTCATACAGAAGTCCGATCGTAACTCAAGTTTTCCCATTCGCAACCAAAGACGCGGATCTTTCTAACATCGCTCAGTTCTCTGAAAAATATTCTTTTTTAGATTTCGAAACGGATATAGTTGATTTTCACAAATCCGGTTACTTTGTGCGTCAAACGACGAACAAAATCGAAGTATATGACTCCGATCAAGAAATCGTCTTCGAATTCAATTTTCAGTCAAAAGAGGGAAAGTTTCATCTTTCGAAACTAATCATCGAAGCAGACGTTGAGATTAAAGGGAATTTAAAAATTCAAGGCGATACCGATCAGACCGGTAAGATCAAAGCGACCGGAAAAATCGAATCGGTCGAAGGACTTATTTCTTCCGAAAAAGAATTCAATTCACACGGTCATGTTTATAACCCCGGATCACTCCCACCTACAAAGTCGGGTTCACCGATATAGCCGTTTTTTTAATACTATGTTTTGTGCCTTCCAAACAATCTTTTGACGAAGTTCTATCCATATCGAAACGTACCGATATTTCAAACCCACCGAAACGGATCGCGATTGAGATCCGACTTCCCGGTTCGTCGAACAGTATCTTTTTTCCGGTCGAATATGTTTCTCATATACGGTCTCACAGGTCTTTGTCCGCCGGACGGATCACTCTTTCTATTCCATACAAAGAAGATTATTTAGTACAAACAGGAGAAGGAGATCCGCTTCCTTTAAACGAAATCAAAGACGGCGTATCGTTACGTTTCAAAGATATTTTCAGGGTTCGAAGTATTGTTTTTTTGTTTTATGACAACTCTTCCCAAGAATCAAAAGCGGTGAGATTTAAGAAATTGAACGCCGGAAAGGTGAAAACGGCGAGTCGTGAATATTCTCCGGACGGAAAAAGTTTTGTTTCCATAAGTATTTCTTCCATCGAAACCATACTTTCTGAAACGGACTTCTTTTTAGACTTTCAAAGAACCGAAGGAGAACCGCAATCACGTACTCAAGAATCTTACGCAGGCGTTATTACGAGTGCGGCGAAAGTTTTTTTACAAGGTCAGCTTTCAGATCTGTTAAAAAATTTTTGGGATGAATTTTTTTGTAAGCTCTTAAACGTTTCCAGGTATGCGGACAAAAAAATACTCTGTCCGACCTCGGAAAAAGATCCGGATGCGCTTCTTACTCTTCTTCCGCCGAAAAAAGCATACACAGAACATTTTGTTTATGAATCACAAGTTCTATCTTCTTTTTCAATCGGGCAGTATGTGAACTTTTGGGAGATTCTTCGATCGTATCTTTGTGAACCGCTCTACGAACTTTTTGTCGATCCGTTGGAATCTTTTGAAATTGAAGATCATTTCGGAAAAGGCGTTTCTTTTGGAGAAATCGGGTCTGACAATATAGAAGAATACGAGGTTGGAAGATACGAATCCAAAGTGATCTTTCGTCCCACTCCGTTTTATTATCTCTCTAAAGAAGGCAAATACCGTGATCTTAAATCCGCATTGATTGACGCGGGTTATGTTTTTCTAATAGACGATCTAAAAAATTTCAAAGTTGAAGAGTCGGAAGAGGGTGTCGTTTCGGGGGTCCACGTTATTCAAAATACGTTTCAATCGTTTGGAACCGTTCTTTCCGAACCGAAATATGAAGACAAGATTCGTTCCATCTTTGGCCCCCGTCTTCTTCATGTGAAAATTCCCGGTCTTGTTTTCAAAGAAGAAAATTTAAACTCAAGTAAAAAAGAAAATTACAAAGGTGAGTTATCCAAGATCCGAGATATTTTATTTTCCATCTTTTGTAATTTGGATGAGTTAAAAATTGCAAACGGTTCGTTTGATCTTCCGTTTTTTCCGATCCGTGTTGGAATGCCGTTTCAGTTAGTCGATACTCCGAAAAAAGAGTATGGGTTTTTAATGGATGAGATTTCTACATTCGGATATATTACGGATGTTGTGGATGAATTTAGCCCTGGGCTAGTAAAGGCGAACACGCAAGTGTCTTTTAAATGGAGTCCGTCGGCTTCAAGTTATGTGGAATGATTTAGTTAGTTTTTTACAAAAATGTAGTTTCTAATATACTTACTTAGAATTCTATTTCTAAGGAAGTAATATGGAATAGAGATTTTACTCAGTACTGAATTTAAATATATTTATTCAATAAAAGATAAAAACTTCCCAAAAATCTATTTGGGTACACTTATAGCTATAACGGACTTTTTGTAATCCGAAAAAAAGACTTAGAGAGAAAAGTTAAAATGCCTTACCGATTTTTATGCGAAATTCAACTATTTAGCATTAGACGCAATGTGATAATAAACTACATAACATGAATTCCTATAGTACGATAATAACTTCATTAGTGGGTATTTTCTTGGGCTGGCTGCTAAAGGTTTTCTCTGATAATGTTTCGACTCGTTACGCTGAGAGAAAACATATAAACAAGCTTATATTTTTATTTTATAAGTTAAATAGCTTAATTGAGTATTTTCTTATCAACTATGAAATTTATAAAATATCAAAAGTATTAGAGAATTCTATAAAAAGATTAGCCGAATCAAATAGTAAAATTCCGTATGATAATGTTCTGAAAGAAATGCGGGAAATTATAAAAGTATTAGCCGAGATGGATCCTATTTTCGCTTACGATCTGGAGGCATATATTACTGCAATGGAACATATTTTAGATCTTGCTAAAAGTGAAGACCACTTAAGTCAACTTATGGAGGATGGAGACATATTCAAAGTTATTTTAAAATTAAGGAATCAGCAATCTGTGTTGCTTGAAAGACTTTCAAAATTTCGAAATTATATTCGTAATATTGGGAAGAAAAAAGATATTCTTGAAGCCGGAATGCGCGATGAGTCAATTATAAATTTGATGAGGGGTGTTTCTAAAGATAAAAATTCGCACTCAATGTGAATCTAAGTTATAGCTTTCTTCCGATTAAATTTTACAAATGGTTATCTGTCAAAAGTAAAATAAAAGTGATGCTATATCACATTGCGAGTAACTGCGGTTTCTCGCTTCGTTCAGAATCGCTAATGTGTAATAGTTAGAACTTGATCTTACATTTTAACGAATTTTAAACAACTCCATTTTTATTCCCATCCCGATAAACAAGTTTTGTGCATTCTCACAAGGGAATGTCCGAAATTCACGAAACTGTAAAATCCACACTCGAAATCTTAAAAGCTCGCGGCCTGCCAATCGGTTATATTTCCAATAGGGCGAACGGAGCAGTCTGGAAAAAGGTAAACCTAACCGGAAATAAGCGTTGGGTTCTAATCAAAGAACCAGATGTTAAAAAACAAGAGAAAGAAAAATTTTTCACTAAAGATTCAAATAACCTAAAACAGAATCTTTTAAACTCAAGCGAAGAACAACCGCTTCTTTTTACAAAAGAAAGTTTTTCTAAAAAATCCAAACCGGAAAGTTCTTATCAATCAAAAAATCCTCAACCGATTACTTTCAAAAAACCTGTCTTTATCCCTCAAAATACAAAAACACTCGAAGAGCTACGAACTGAAATCAGAGATGTATTAGAATCAAGCGGTCAGGAATTAAGAGCAAAAGATTTTTTTGAAAATTCTCAAACTATCGATTCTTTAAACAATCTACTTAACTACTCTTACAAATTCGTATCAATAGATTCAAATACCTCGAACCAAATTACTAGATCTATCGTATCGAATACGGTAAAAGAGACGAAACAATCTAGATCCGAAGCGATGCGAGGAAATCAAAACGCTGTCGGTGAACATGACGTTCAATCAAATCAAATCACAGAAATTAAGTCGAATTCTTTGGCTAAAATCGTCAAGGAATTCGAGGAATTACCGTTATCCATACAAGACTCAAAATATCTCGATCAAATTAGAGATTCATTATCAAAGAATTTGATTTCTTCGAATATCGCTTCTCAGATCAGCGATACAATTTCAAAGATCCCTGTTAAAGAATCCTCAATAGTATTAAAGGTTCTTCGAAATTACATATCAAATTCCCTTCTTACATATAATACGAAGATAGAACCAAAAAAATTCGATGATTCAAATCCATTAAAGAGAACCGTTCTTGCTACGAAATTCCGTAATTTAGCGGAAGGTATGAACTCGCAAATTGAACATAAGGGAAATCCACCCATATCAAAACAAAGACCTACTAGAAGAAGATCTGGAATTGCCTCGTCGATGATGGAGGACGCAAAAAAATTAAGAGAAGTGCAAGCAATTCTAAAAGGAATGTCACAAGAAATAGAAGAATCGATTTTACCAGAAAGTTTAAAAACAATTAGATCAAAATCCGATGTTGAAACTATTCTTGATTGGGTTAAGTATTACCAGTCGTATAACGAACAACGAAATAAAGATTCACGAATTCCACCTCTACCCCAAAAAATAGAAGTACGTATAAACAAATTTAATGACAAATCCTTCTTTAGTACGAAAGAGAATATACGTCTGATCGGTAGCGATAGAGTTTCTGGTCACAATATCCATTGGGCAAATCAGATAGGTCTTCTTACAAATGAAGAATATAAAGAAACTCTAAAGTTTCAAGCAGATCCAGAAAAAGATGACAATTATATCGATTCGACTGATTTAAATGAAATTGAAAAATTAAATAATCTAAAAGATAAAATATATAGAATCTCAAATTATCTGTACGTTAAACCTGCAAACTCAAAATCTGATAAAGTCATTGAAATAAATGGAAAACAATACGAACTTTATATAAAGAACAAAAAAATATACGAATATCGGAATGAAAGTAGTCTTAAACTTTTAAAGTTAGGAATAAAAACTACCCATGAAGCAGAGGAAGCTGGAAATCATCTATTCAGGCTAATCAACGAATATTCTAAAGGTGCACTTTCGCAACAAGAAATCAAAATTAAAAAATTAGAAATGGATCTTATTGGAAGAAAAATTTCGGGATTTTTTCCAACTCCTAAAACTTTAGGAAAAACGATGATCGATGAGGCAGATATAAAACCCGGAATGGACGTATTAGAACCTTCGGCGGGAAAAGGAGACCTTTCGGATTTAATTCGAAATGAAAAAATAGAGCCGGATACGATCGAACTGGATTTCAGTTTACGAGAAATTCTTAAGGAAAAAGGCCACAAAATTGTAGGATCTAATTTCTTAGACTATAACGAAAAGAAATATGATCGAATTATAATGAACCCTCCCTTTGAAAACGGTCAGGATATAGACCATGTTCGACACGCGTATGATCTTTTAAAGCCCGGTGGTAAACTCGTTTCAATTATGGGAGAAGGCCCGTTTTTTAGATCTGATAACAAATCCAAAAATTTTAGAAATTGGCTCGATGGGATTGGAGGGGATATAAAACAACTTCCTAAAAATTCGTTTATGGGATCAGAATCCTTTCGTCAAACCGGCGTTTCCACTCGGTTAGTGACAATTACAAAAGACTAATGCCAACTTTTCTAGGTCCGTTTTCAAACGATGAAATCCAATCGAATAACAACGTAAAAAAGTTAAATGTTTCACGAATTGAACTCGATTTTTCGAATCCTCTGGGAACATATAACTTGTGCGAGAATTTACATGCGAATTCGATCGTGTTCCAAACTAATGTTCAGGTTGAAAGTGCTTTCGACGGAAATTCTTCTTTAACAATTGGAAATTCCACAGACACGAGGTGTTATTTAGAAGAGTGGGGAATTGATCTAAACAATGAAGGAATCTATCTAGGTCAGTGGGTAGACTTTCTTCGATCATTAAACCAAATCCGGGCGTATTGGAATCCGGGGACTTCGACAAAAGGTCAGCTTAGTATAATTATAGTTTATTCAGATTCTTAAAAAATGAAGTATTCTCAAAGGTACAACATACAGGCAAATTTTGAGATCGATGAAGGTAAACTATACAATCTTCTTTATATGTGTATTCCAATGAAGGGCCGCTTTGTAAATGGAAATTTGTATGTATACGGTTTTCGCGCAATGATTCCGAAGATTATAAATCCATTTTTGTTGTTAGATAGGTATTCCTTTCAAGTGTATGACAAAAGCTATTTCCAAGCGGTGTATCGGTTTCTTAGAGGGGACTCTATAAAAAAAGGGAACGATAACAAGAATTAAATTCAATTAATCAAAATCCGATTACATTTATTTTGATATACGGTTTCCATGAAGGAAACCGTATTTTTACACCCTTTCGAAATTATGAAAGCTTCGCCCGAAGAACGAACGGGTGCGATTAAAATTTTAGTCAAAGCTTCTTCGGAACGAGAAGACCGTCAAGGCGAGGTAATTCTCAGGTCCGCGTATGCGGACAAGGAAATGCAAGAAGCATTTAAGACCCAAGGTTATTTTGATTACAATCATCTTACCGACCACATTGACAAGGAAATCCGAGATTTAAAAACAAACGGAAATCTTACGGGTTCAAAACTTGTAGAACTTCAAAAAGCAAAAACCGAAGCGATCATCGGTTCCCCTACTCAGATCGGATTCAAAAATGATTTTTCTTCAACTCTCGGAATCAAAGACGACGGGTTGTATATTCTTGGAAGCCTGTTTCCAGGTAATAAATTTGCAGAAGAGATTCGTAAGGGACTCCAAGCGGGATTTAACGGTTGGGGAGCTTCCGTTTCGGGATTTGCAAGACCGCAGGATTATTTAGGGAAAACAATCCGGAAGATTCTTTTAAAAAAATGTGCGATTGCTCCTTTGCAAGAAGTAATCAATCCGGACACTTCAGTTCAACTTTTAAAGGGTGCAATCTTTCTAAAAGATCTTGAAAAAAGCGAACTAATAGCTAATGAATCATCTTCTCCGGTTCTATTTGACGAAGATCGAATTTCAAGAATTGAAAGAAGACTCGATTTTTTTACCCGCCTTTTTCAATCCGATCCCATAGCACAAGACAGATACGTCGATTTAATTTTCTCCGATATTACCAATCGAATTACACAAGAAGAGGAGATTCGTTCCGCATGGGTGCGTTCAATTCTTCAAAACGATTTCTGTGTTGAAGGTGAGGACTTGGAAAACCTAACAGATATGATTTTTCTAAAATTAAACGAGGAAAACTAATGCTCAAGGATGCTATTGCGCGATTAAAAGAACGCGTAACGATAAGCAATGTTTTGAAGTCGGGAGATACGAACCCTGACATGAAGTCTCTGGCTACGAAGGTCACTAACTTACTTGATGCGGGATCTATTACCGCAGACGTGGAAAAAATCAAAGAATGGGCGATTGCACAAGGTGTGGGTGAGGAATCGGCCCAAACCTTTGCATCCGACGTTGTGGATGCGTATTTTGACGATACGACGGACGAGATCCAGAAATCGGAAAACGGTTCCGAAGTAGACCGGGATGAAACGAAAAAAGAAGAAGAAATCGAAAAAGCAAATTTATTAAACATCCAAAATACGTTAGAGATTTTGAAATCAAATCAAGAGACTCTTGCCTCTGCGATTGAACACCTCCTTGATCATTCAGAAGAAACTTTAAAATTCAAAGAAGAGTTTCAAAAACTCAAATCAGAACTGGGAAATATCGCTAAAAATCCTGCGTCTTTGAAATCGCCGGTTCTTACAAAAGTCAATAAATCAAACATAAACGAATTCATTCAAGGACAGATTTCTCAAAAAGATAGAGAAGAGATTGGAAAGCTTATTATCAAAGGAATGGAATTGGGTCAGTGCCAACTCGAAGATGCGTCCTACTTTCAGGCTACTTGGAAACTCTCTGATCGTGCTTCTAAATTTATAAACGAATACAAAGAGGTGCGAAAGTAATGGTCGGTCCTTACAGTTTAGATCAACTCTTAGAAATCCAAAAAAGTTTTCAGGCAAACACGGCAAACAATGGAGCAACCCCCTTTGTAGACTTCAACTCCTCGGGTGCGACTCTATCCATGCAACTTCTAGACAAAGTTGAGGTTGCTCTTGTTTCCACTGACAAAGACTTTAAATTCTTAAAAGAAGTACCAAGACGCTCAATCAATCAAACACTTGCGGAATACAATCGACACGTATCACATGGAGGAGCATGGTACAGAATTTCTAATATTGGACAATCCGATGAACCTTCATTTAGCGACGCTCAAATGGAGAGACTCTATAACGAAGTAAACTATATCGCGGAAGGATTCTCTTACAACAAAGTCATTGACAGCGTTCAAAACGCGCAAGATCCGGAACTCATTCAATCGAACTCGGCTTTAAGACGCGGGATGGAAAACCAAATGCGTCGTTACTACTTCGGGAAGAAAAAACTCAATAAGAACGAACAAGATGGATTTGAAACTCAAATTAAATCGTTAGGTAAAGAATATTTCCATGATTGTCGTGGTTCTATACCATCAATCGATCAGTTCAAGTATTACTCTTCCAAAATTAGAACAAAAGCGTTCGGACTTGTGAACTATGTTAAAATGCACCCGGCAACGAAAGCTCTTTACGATCAAAGTTTTGATCGTTTGGGGAGTAACATAGTTCTTCAAAATAACAGTCAATCTCCCGGTAATACAACACTTTCGAATATCGTTTACGGAATTGCTGATTCAAATGCGAAAGACAACGTGATCGCGTTTGACGACGATATTTGGCTAGACCGTCAGGAATGGGGTGTGCCGATGCGGCGAGACGCGGCGGGGAACTGGGTGGAGGGCGCTACAAGCGATACGGAAGCCCCACCGACTCCATCTGTATCTATTGATCCGATCGCAAGCGTTCCGAATTCTCTTTTTACAGGAAACTATGTAGGAAACTTCAAATACCGCGTATGTGCGGGAACTCTTAGACATTTTTCAGGCGCATGCAATGAAATATCAGTTTCGATTCCGAACGGTGGAGCGGCAGAGATTACAATCACTCCGAGCAACGGAGGAGTACCAGAAACACGTTATGTAGTCTTTAGAGAAACTACTCCAAATTCGAACCTAATTCTTTATATGAATGAGGTGAACCGAAATCTTCTTGGTGCGAGTACGATCATTCAAGATTTGAATGAGAATCTTCCAGGTACGACGATCATGATTTTAGGGGATTTCAACTCGAAGTCATCTAGCGATTCAACAAGAACTTTAATTCTTTCCGAACTTTTGCCGTTTACGAAAGTGCTCTTCCCATATGGTGCTGGAGGATCTTTTAGGTCAAGACACGGTATTGTAGAAGCGTATAACGTTTTGCAAATTTTGGCTCCTGAGAAATTCAGAGTCTTCACAAACGTTCCCGTGAGACTTTAAACGAATAAGATTTTTAATAAGGGGTGCGATGCACTCCGTTTTTTAAGATGTCATCTTACGAATCACTTTATGAAAAAGGTAAGTTCCCAAGAACGAAACATCTTTTAAACCGTATCGCGATCGCGGCTAAAAATTCTTGGAGTCATAACGTTTTGTCGGCAAAACCCGCTTGGTGGGGAAGAATGGCTATGTCAAACCGAGCGGGTGGGGGAGGGGGGATATTAATCAAAAAAATACCGGGAGGTTTTCAGGTTTTCCATCCTAATCGCGGTAAGTATAATTATATGAGGGTCATTGAAAACGGACGCGGACGTTACGATATGCGTCCGGCTCTTCTCGGAGGAAGTCGCGCACGTATGGGCCCACATGGTCCTTACGTTATCGTTCCAATCACAAAAAACGAAAACGGAACTCCTGTTTCTCCTCAACACAACGAAATCAATTCCGTATTGATTAAAACAGGAACCTTTAAAGAACCAAACGCACACGGTAAGGTAGTTACAAGAAACCGATACAAATACAGGCAAGATCCGGGAATGACAGGACAAGGAAATGTTTTTGCGCGGGAACAAATTTACAAAAACGGCACTGTTCAAAGGTCGTTTGTAAAGTTTGTAGTCGTTAATCGGTTCAGTCGCGACTTTTTTCAACCCGCGATTCCGGCGCAAAAAGTTTTTAGCGGTGTTAAAAAAGACGTAAAGCGCGCTCTAAAATCCAAACAGCTTAAAAGCGCGGTAGCAATGGACGCAAAGGATTTGATTCGTATATTACTCAGTAAAAAGAAAAAAGTTTAATCAATTAATTGGGGGCGGACTAAAACATTTCTGGTCTTTTGAATCAATCACAATCACAATTATATTATTCGATTTACATTTAAAAAACTTAATAAAAAAACACGATTTCATTTTTACTAACATTTACAAATTCAGAATTCAGACAAGATTTCTATTCATCCGATTCAAATTATTTACCTAACCCTTTTGTATGGATATTTCCTTACGCGAAGAAGAAATAAGACGACAGGACGGTAAAGACAAAGGAGCGGTACTATTTACGTATCCCGCTCCACCCGAAGATGCGGTAGTCGATTATTTTAGACAGTGTTTGCCGCTTACAGGGTTAGGGGAACGTAATATCAGTGTTCCAATCGAACACGGCCATCCGCTCTATCAACAAGGAGTTTCTACTAAGGGGTTGAACTCGAAGTTTCCGAAAATCGGCGTCGAGTGTGCGACTGAAAAACACACTCAATTCTTGGGTTTGAATGAACACCACTTTCAAAATTCAAATTCCTTTTTGAAATATTTAGAATCGATTGCGGAACTTCCCGAATCAAAACGACTTCCTTCAAAAGCGTTCCTTGATTCGTTTTCGAGACAAAAAAATATTCAACAGCTTCAATTTACTTGCGAAAGTGATGTAGTCATCATCGGATTTGTGACTGGAAACGCGGGAAGAACTACGAATCGATTTTTGTATGATTCTTCATTAGCCGTTACTTTACTTCTTGCGAACGATCTTCCAATACTACACCCGGGTGTGAGTGTTTTTCTTCCTGAAGATACGGAACCAAATCTTACTACGACTGATTTTGCAGAACCTTTCTGGGGATTTGAGATTCGAGTACGAATCGTACAAACCAAATCGATTTTTCGAACAAAACCGGCGTTCCTATTTCCCGATATTCAATCGTTTGATGTAAGTTTGTCGCGAAGCAGAACGCAATTCAAAGGGGAATTCGGCTTCGAGGATTCAAGACTTGGAACAAGAACTAAATCTCAAAGGTAAAGATTCAAAAAATCTTTCTCAACAAAGGAAAGAAACTCCAAACGAGTTTCTTTTAAAAAAAGAAAAAGAAACCGGTAAACTAATTTCCGTTCGGTTTCGAGAATATTTCTTACGCGAACTCAATGGAATTTCAAACCGCTCCTATGAACAGGTTTGGGAGTCCGTGAATGGGCGCGCGTGAAGTTGAGTTTTTAGGTAGAGGATATATTCAGCCGGGTGCGCGAGGTGCGTTTCGAACAAAACCACAAACAGGCGGGATTTCACCGGACTTCACAACACTAGTCCTCATCGGATCTGCGGATAACGGATATTTTTCAAACGACGGTTCGTTACCGATTTCAAAACGCATTTTAGAATTTAGCGGACCCGACGAAGCAAGATCCGTACTCGGTTCCGGAGATTTAGCGGATGCTGTAATCAACGCGTTTTCTCCTTCGAAGGATTCTCGTTTTTCAAACGGTCCTCAAACGATCAAAACTTTAAACGTTTCTAGAAACCTTTCCGCATCGGCGTCCGTTCCTTCTATTACAACAGGTATTTCTAATGTTATCAAAGCGCAAGTGCCTGGTCCGAAAGGAAATCAAATCCGATTTCGAATCACAAACAACGGAGGTGTAATCCAGGTCGGAGATAAAGATGGAATCGTAAGTTCTGCTCCGATGGAAGCGAATGAATTTAGAATTCAGTATAACGGAAATGCGGGAGCGGCAAGACTGACCTTTGACAAAACATCGCTTCGAGTAATACTTTCGGGAGCATCGGCTACGGACGGTTCGTTCAATTTAAACGTTCCTGTAAAAGATTATGAAACGATTGCCGAACTTGTCGCATATATCAATTCTCAATCCGGATATTCAGCGATTCTACTCTCTCAACCGGATCGAAAAACAAATACATTAGACTATGTATCAACTGCCGACGCAGTGGATATAAAGACAAGCGCATATACACTTCGCTCGCTTCTTTACTGGCAGGAATCATTCTTCTCTACGAATGGTCTTGCTGAAATCGAATCGGGTTCGGAAAGAAAACCGTGTGCGGATATGGCTTTTTTTTCGTATCTATCCGGCGGTACAACGGGAACGGCGACCGCAACGGATTACTTAAACGCACTCGACACGGTTTTTGATACCGAGCACGTAAAAGGATTCTATGTCAACGTCTGCACGTCTCTTGAAACCGTTCGTCTTTATCTAGCCGACAAACTCGCAAACGGTAATTCTCCGGAAGGATCGGACGAACGTTTTGCAGGCGCGGGTCTTGATCTTAGCCGTACGATCGATCAGAGAGTCGACGATATAAAAGCGACTAACTCGGAATATATGGTTCTTGGGTTCTCTCCAATTACTCGTTACGCGTCCGATCGAATCACTTTAAAAACATATCCCGGATGGATGCTTGCCGTTTTACACAATGCGATCAAAGCGTCCGGAAACGTACGAGAAACCGCGACCTACAAAGACTTAAATATTATCGATGCGCCTGAAATCCTTTCCAAAACACAAATCAAGAAAGTCTTGCGTGCGGGTGGTCTCGTCGTTACCAGAAAACCAAATAACGGACCCTTTAAGATTGAGTTCGCTTTGACGTGTTATCAATCCGAAAACTTAATCAAGAACCAGGCATCGACGGTTTGTACCGCTCTTGCACTTGTGAAAGACTTCAGAGAGTGGCTTACTATTACTTTTACAGGCGAGATTCCGACTGATCCAAATGCTCTTGGAACAAACCTTACGGATGCCGACATTCGTACGGCAGTCATCCAACGATTTCGTAATGTGTATATCTCTCAATTCGGTTGGCTTACCCGAAACATATACACGGGCGAGGACGCTTTCGACGAGAACTTTGATATTCGTCGAGACGGTGATGTTGTTTATTTCGTATTCCCTAATGGACTGATCGTTACTCCGATCAATTTCATCTTTTTTCTTCTGCAATTGGACGTTGTTCGCGGCGTTAGAAAGGAGAAATGACTTTGGCCGGAAGTTCAAAACCAAACCCTAACGTTTTAACCGGTAACGATGCAGTCGTCAAAATCAACGGTCAAGCCGTTGGTTTCATGACGTCGATTCGAGTAAACATAAATAACCACGTTGGACGCATTCAAGCTTTAGGAGTGCGAAAACCGAAAGGACTGAAGTCTCTCGACTGGCAAGGTACAGCGTCCGGAGAATTCCATATCCTCACAACTCAGCAAGAGGGGGTCGTGAAGATTGATACGTATAATGACGAACACGCGGACGATCTCTATGACATTTTAGTAATAGACAAAAGATCCGGGAAACGTATCGGACTTTTAATCGGTGCGGTCAATACGGAAGGATTCAGTCTTGTGAATAACGAAATGTCGGCGAGGGAGCTTGAGTTTGAACTTGTGGATTGGGAACCGATGGAAGCGTTTAACTAAGCGTTTTCATCTTTCTTTTTCCAGTCTTTCGTAAGTAGTAACGATTTTTGAATCGTTACTTGCAAATTAAACGGAACTTCCGGATCTTCGCTACGATAAAAGGAAACAGGACATTTTACGATATGTCCGTTCTTTAATTCTCTTTTTATTAAGAAGCAAATTTTTTTACTTCCCGGAGCTATAACGTAATTTCTCATATCGGGATGAATTTCGCAACCGAGCGAAAGTAGAATATCCGAAAGTTCGCTCAGACGCATTTTTAGGAAGCGACTGCATAATGAGTTTCGAGTTGACCTTTAAAGTCTTCCTGCTTCGGCACATTTAGGTTAAAGAAGAAATCCCACATTTTAATATCGATTAAGCTTAAGAAAAGTTTCTTTTTTTCGGATTCGGATTGAATTATTTCTACAGATTGATTGGAGTTTGGGGAATCGAATGAATACAAATCAAAAAGATTTAATAAATCTTCTTTGGCTTCTTGGATACTTGCGCCATAACCTAAGATTCCGTAACTTAAAATTTCTGCATATGTGTAATTTTCTTTTTCGTTTTCTATTTTGTAGACAAGTACAGGTAAGGGATAATCTTTTTGTTCTGTTTTAACAATTAAGAAATTTGCTTCTATCGGTTGGATTTTGATTTGAGCTTCCATAGAAAACCTAATGGTAACTTCCTACTTATTATTAGTCGGTTTTTCTACCGATTTTTACAATCTATGTAAAGAGTATTTTAAAACGGAATTCTATGCAAGTGAGAAATGCTACAAAATTGTAGGATACCGTTCTTTTTGGATTATGTCCTCTCTATTTTAATTCTAATTTAGGATATTTTTTAAAAAGTTCAAAATTTGACAATTTTTAACATTTAAATCGGTCTCTATGACATTTTAGTAACGGACAAAAGATCCGGGAAGCGTTTCACTAAACGTTTCTAATTTTCCCACCACCTTTCAGAAAGTTTCAATGTTCTTCCGTAAGAACTAAGAAGACTTTCGGTGAATTTGTAATCTACGTTGTAAAAGGAAAGCGGAAGATAAACTATTTCTTTTTCTGAGATTTGTTTTTCGATATAAATCCAAAATTTTTTGTTTCCTTTGGCTATCGAGTAAGGGGGAGAGGAGAAACACTGAATCCTAGAGAGATGAGTTTTGAAACAAAGTCTTCTAATCGCATTCTTAAATTGCTAATTGTAAATTAGTCGGATCTAGTGTTTTTAATGTATCAATATTCGAAGAATTTGAAGAGGACTTAAGACTATTCAGTTTATCTTTTAAATACAATTCTTTGAATATATTGATTTTTTCCGGATCCGAAGGAGTTAGGGATATTATATTGGAGGTAGATGCTAATTTTTGAATGTATAATTTCATTGTCTCGATAAAATCTTCGGTAGCTTCATCCATATCTCTTCCTTTCCCTATGATCCCGTAAGATAATGCTTCAATGTAGATTAATTGATCTACATCTTCGTGAATTTTATATGCTAGAAGCGGAAGAGAAAATACTTTGCCGTCTCTATTGCCAATCAATTCAGCGGCTCGTAATGGAAGAATCGAAGAAGAATTACCCATTTTGTTTCCTATTTATTATTAGTCGGTTTTTCTACCGATTTTTACAATCTAGGTAAAGAATAATTTAAAACGGAATTCTATGCAAGTGAGAAATGCTACAAAATTGTAGGATACCGTTCTTTTTGGATTATGTCCTCTATATTTTAATTCTAAGTTTAGGATATTTTTTTAAAAAATTCAAAAATTGACAATTTTTAACATTTAAATCGATCTCTATGACATCTTGTAACGGACAAAAGATCCGGAAAGCATATCGGGCTTTTAATCGGTAAGGGTTTAGTTATGAACCACGAGATGAGAGCGTTTAACTAAAACCAGTCATTCGGTTTTAGAATTTTGTTTCCGGATGAATTTAAAACTTCATTCGGAAATTGTGATTGCCGGATAGAAGTATCTCGAATCGATTTCATAAAGTCCGAATTATTTTTAAGAACTTGACTTGTATTCTTTTGTGGATTGATATAACCAATTTTCTTTTTGAATTCGTTTCGAATTATTCTTATTGGTTCAAGCAAATCCGAATCATTGGAAATTAAAACACCAATATCATATTTATTTTTAAATCCGTCTAGTAACATGTGTGATGCAATGTTTACATCGGTTCCTTTTTCTTCAGATTTAATAACTTTTACTTTTCCGCTCCCGTCTGCTTTCATCATATTCACTTCATTGGAAAGAAAATGGCCATAATAAATTTCTAGATTTGGAATGGTTTCTAACGCTCGAAGATAATCTTGTTGTCTATCTAGAATATGAGGATTATTCAATTTAGGTTTTACTTTAGCAGTATAGTATTTAATTATTTGAATATTATTTTTAGGGAGCAAGACGGAACAGAGTTTTGATAAATCAAGCCACTTTAAATTTGTACCTTTAAGTTTACCATAAAAAAGGTTAAAACCATCGATATAAACATAAGTCCGATTCGCTTGCATATAAAAAGCAAGGGCCGCCTCTTTTGAGACAGCCCTGCGCCCTACGTTTTACCGTAGGGGTGATGTTTCTAGTATCGTAAAAATATTCAAAAATGCAACAATTTAAAAAGAAAAATTTATGAATAAGCACCTAGATTTGTCTAATTTACCCTTTTCCGATAGTTTCCGGACATTTACTATTTAAAGTATGAGAATTCTCGAACCTGAAAAGCGTTACTCCCTAAACGTAAAATTCGAAGGTGAAAACTATTCCTTCCTTGCCGAAATTGCAGATCCTTCTACGGAGTTAGACATTGAGATCGCGGTCGCTAAACGTCTAAACGGTGCATCCCTCGAATCGATACCGAATTCTGTTTACGGATACTTAATAGCGATCGAAACTTTAAACCATGTTATCAAAGAAATTCCTGTGAATTTACAGATTCGGTTTAATTCATTTGAAAAGATACGAGACAAAGAGTTCGTGGTAAGGCTCTTTAATGAATATAAGAAGAAAGAAAACTGGTTTTTAGCAGAGTTAAAAAAAAATCGGGACACTCGAAGAGGCGATTTTAGACGAGAAAAACATTCTAGATTTCATCCTGATAAAAGAGTTTCAGATACTTCCACGAGGAGTAACGAATCTCGGAAATCTTTTTCACGAGCAGAAACGATTTCTGATCGAAGCGATGTCGAGGATAGACATAGAAACGTATCTGAAACGCACACGCCTCCTTTCGGAAAAGAGACAAGTCGAGAAAATGAACCCGAACGAATTCCTGGAACGTATCAGCCCGCAAATGGCGAATATTCTCGCGGCAGAGGCCGGGTTCTCGAACGAACAGATTCAGGCGCAAGGAGAATATAAGAAAAAGGAAATATTGGAAAGAATTGAAAAAGAGTTAAGGCTTTAAATGTCGTCAGAATCACTCGATATAACAGTCCGCGCGCGACCCGACTTTAAGGATGTCGACAAAGACTTCGAAAGGATCTCCAAAAAAGGCAAGAAAGGGTTTTCGTTTTTAGGATTTGGGAAAGCCGGTTCTGGAAAAGGTAAAAATTCATCATTCCAAAAGCACTTAAAACAAACCAAAGAAACCGCTTCAAAGTATCACGGTGGCAGCGCGGGTGCGACAAAGCTTGGGGCGGACGGTACAGACCTAGACGAAACTCAGCACGGTGGATTTTATAACACACTCGACAAAAAGATATCCTTTGCCAAAGACCTTTTTTCAAAAAAGAAAAAGAAAGGAGAAAAAGAAGAAGATAACGAAAACTCTTCACCCAGTCTTTCTAATCCCGCCAGTGCGAAACAATTTCAAATTCAAAAAGCTGAACTTAAAATCCAACACGGAAATTTCGATAAAGGTCTTTTAGGAAACGGAGCAGGTCCGGGTTCCGGCGGTGGAAATAACGGAGCTGATGCGAAAGGGAATGGACTTTCTGCAATGGGAATGGCGATTCCAATTGCAGGTGCGGCGTTTGCTGTTGCCGGTGGAGTCCTAAAAACAATATCCGCAATTGGGGAACAGTATCACGCTGCTATGCAGTCTCAAAGCTCGACAATCGGCGCGACCGGCGGCTATGTCGGCGGTGGAAGCGGTTATTTTTCGAACGCAGAACTAGCCTCGGCAAATGTCGCCAAAGGGCGTATAACTGGTAAATCAATATACGGAAAAGGAAATACAATTGATTCCGATACAATAAGATTTACCGCCTCTCAAGGAAAAGGAATTGGCGAGGTCGTTAAAGAACTCGAAACCATTAGAAAGGATAACAAACACGCCGATTTGGGATTTTTAAGAGGCGGTGCAAACGCATCCGGATTCTCAGGCCTTAGACAATCCGAATATATTTCAAAACTTGCAAGTATCTCTGAAAACTTGCGCGGGAAAGGTTTCTCCGGCGATATTTCCGATTATACAAAGTTTGCGGCGGGTATGAACAGGACCGACGGAACTAAAATGGACCCTGCAAGAAAGATGTCTCTTGCGGAAGAACTTTCTTCGCAAGGAAGAAGCGGCGCTTTTGGCGGTGGAATATTCGGTTCTCTTTCTTTTGCAAACGCACTGAAAACAAACGGCGGAGACGTATTTAAAGCAATTCGAGAATCGGAATCAAGTCCCGGAAAATATATGTCTTCGGCTCTCTCCGGACTGGAAGCAAATACGCGCGGAATAATAGCCAAGTTAAACGGTGGAAGTTTTTCCGAAATGTCTTCTCTCAAATTAGGATACTCCAATTTTAAAGAAGACAATTCTTCCATTCACGCCGGATACAATAAAGGGCTTGAACTCGATAACATGAAAAAAGAAATCTTTGCTTCAAAAACGGGGGAAGAAGCGGCTAAGGTCGGGTATGAACTCAATAACGCAATGCTGAAACTTTTTGAAGAGAACAAAGGAGCGATGCTCAGACTTACAAACACCGTACAAAATATTGAAAAAACGTTACTCCCCGTTGTTTCTACTTCGATTACCGGAATTGTTTCGGGTATTGAAAAAATGTGTGAATATGCAGGACCTCTAATCGAAGGAATCGGAAAACTCGCTTCTCTTTCCTCGCCTGCCGGACTACTTGTAAGACCAAGATAGTTTCTCCGATTTTTTAGTTTGCTTTAGTTTTGTGGAATGGAAATCCACAGAATCCTTTTTAAACTCTTTCAAAGAAATGGAATTTCAATCGAGCGTGAAGTTGAGGAATACGCAACCGAGTTTCAGGTTCAACAACCGCAGAAACTTACCAAGGCAATCAGACAGTCAGATAATCTAGTTTCGATTCCGATTCCTAGCGGAATCACATTTAAATACGTTTTGATTCTTGCAAAATACCTCACCGATGACACGGCGATCGGAGTTAAAAAAGACGATCCCGCACCACTGATTTGTCGTATCAATGGATCAAGTCTTGACCACCCGACTTCTCAAGGGTTTGTCGCTTGGGCGGGTGGAATCAATACGTTACGAGTCGCAACGACATACGACACAAATCAAATTTTAATCGAGATTTATTTAGGTTAATGCTTCCGGTTTTTAATTTCCTTCTTCGCGGAATTGGAAGTTCGGTCCGTCTCGGTAAAAGTGGACCGATTATTAAAGCAACGCAAACAGGAATCGAGGTAAGAAACCCGATTGATTCGGATCTTACCAATTTGAAAGTTGCGTCACCGATTTCGCCACAGGACGCCGTAAATCTTTCCTGGGTAAAATCAGAGGTACTCACAAACTGGAATTCTCCGGTACAAAATTTATCCGAATTAAAGTCAGTGCCCGCAAACGAACGAAAAGATAAACAAATGAGAGAAGTTGAAGACGAACTCACTCTTTATCAATTCGATGCGGATTCATACGCGACCGTCCCGGACGTAGTAGATCCACTGAGGGTAATTCTTCCAAATGATCTCACTCTTGTTTCTCCCGGTAGGTGGATTAAAACGAAAGCAAGAACCTCGCTTCATTCGGAACTGATCGGACTTACCTTAAACGATCATCCGCAGTACCAACTTAGGGGAGAAAAAAATTCTTCTCTTGGGTATCCAGGACTCGGTTCTGATTTTGGATTGGAGCTTCTTTCTTCCGGAGGAATTAAGAGCATTCTTAGGTCTCTTTCAACCGCAATTAGAGAATTCCTTTTACCGGACCGATCGGGAACACTCGCACTTGATACTACGTTTCAAGGTTCGACTTTTTCTGTGAACGGAGAGAAAGGACTGGTTCCCGCGCCTCTTACGACAGACAGAGAAAAATTTCTTTCAGGAGACGGATCTTGGAAAACAAATTTCGGATCCTTAAAAAATACGGGTGTCAAAACTTCCTCATATACCGCTTCAAAATATGAACGAGTCCTTTGTGACGTTACGTCCGGTAGTTTCAACGTTACCTTACCCGTAAACCCAAGTGACAATGAAGTCGTTGGAATATTAGATATTTCAAATAAGGCAGGGACAAATCCGATTACGATCGAACGCAACGGACAAAGGATTGAAGATATGTCCGAAGACTGGCAGCTTGATCTTGACGGTGTATCTATTGAAATTTGTTTTTCAAGCGAAAAGGGGAGTTGGTATTTCCTTACAAGTAAATCTTATAGTAACGTCGCTCCTTCAAACGGTTTTCTAACAAATACTCCTACGTTTACAGAAACCTCTTTAGCTCCGTCGGCAAATGCGGTACGGCAATACGTTGAACAAATCCAGGTATCCATTCTGGAATTTGTTTCTAGTTTCGGAGCATTTCTATTCGGAAGCTCTAGTGCACCGTCCGGAACGATCATCAAAAACGCTTACTTTGAAGGAACGACTAACTCAAGCGGACTTTGTACGATTCAAACCGGTCTTTCAAACACGATTCTTTTCGTATCCGCCTTCGTTTCAGACAATCAGGGAAAATGGTTTTCTCTTCCCCCTTCCGGAATTGTCGCAACTCTTTATTTTGACGAATCAGGAATTGTATCCGTACAGTTTACAGGAAATTCTACATTCCAGAATCGCAATGTACGGTTCAGGGTGGAATTCAAATGAAATCGTTTAAAAATGACTTTCTAAAGGATAATCTTCTAAGATCGTATGTCGACGCAAAAGTATTGTCAGAAACAAACGCGCGTATCTCAGAAAACCTAAATCTTATTTCTCAAATCAGTTCTAAAATCAATCTTTCCGAAAAAGGTGCGCTTTCTGGACTGGCAACACTGGGACCTGACGGAATTTTAGTTTCCAGTCAAAGACCATCTATACCGTACAGTGGAAACGTCTTTATCTTTCGTCCCGGAGAAACGACTCCGACCGGAAATATTTTTAGCTCTTGGTCCGGTTTAACAAATGCGGCTTTAAATCAAAAAGGACTGAAATACATCCAATTCGACGATTCTTTGCAAACGATTACGGTGCCGACGGACAACTTTAATTTTTCTGAATGTATTCTACTTTCTCGATTTAAAAAACAAACTCTCGTAAACTTTACATCCGGTTTTTTGGTAGGAGGGTGGCCTCTGGAAATTTTCGGGCTGAATTTACGATTTTTTTCTCATTTTTTTGACAACGTAGGATCAAATACGCTTACTTTGACGGATTCGGTTTTGGAATACGCCGGATCGGCTAACGGAATCGACTTTTTCTCGGGATCAATGATCGTATATTTAAAGAATTCATCCATTTTAGGAAACGGAAGAACCGTTTTTTCACTGGCAAACAGGTCTCTACAAATCGTTTCGATCAGCGGCCTTTGTAGTGTTGAATCCGGATGTATTTCAGGAAACACGGGATCTACATTGACGGTTACGAACCTCGGAGCGAACTTTCCGGCCGCTACCTCTTTAATCGGCATTCAATCGGGATTTTTAGGCACAAAAGCCGAACAAGATCATTCGCATGTTCTCGAAAAAACCATCGTTTCAAAAGGACAACTCATTACACGCAACACAAGCGGCAATTTCGTATCTCTTTCACCCGGATTAGACAACGAAATCCTAATATTCGATTCTACCACTCAATCGGGTCTTAGGTCGTCTTCTTTAGGGAATCTTTTTACCCTTCCTGGAATGAAATCTATTTCCGATTATGTAAGGCAATCTTCTCCGTCTACTCAGCTACTTTCAGCCGGTTCAAAAACATTGGACTGCTCTTTGTCCAATCTATTTCGTATAACAGGAGGAAACGCAAATATAACACTTTCAAATCTGACTGAAAATCAAGCAGTCAATGTGATCTTTGAATCCACTGGCTCTGCATATATAATTACTTGGTCCGGAGGAACTTTCTTTTGGCAGGGTGCAAGTGTTCCCGTACCGACTTCTGTCTCGTCCAGAAAGGACTTTTATTCCTTCATCAAAGTCGGCGGGCTCATCTTTGGTTCCTGTGTTTTGAATATGGGTTAAGAATTTGTTTTTACCGTTCGCTCATTTTCAAAACCAGAATCAAAAAAATTATATAGATCCGGCGAATATAGGCGGTGTAAACCAAGGTGAATCAATTTTTGCTATGGTACAAGTTGGTAATATACTTTATATCGGAGGATATTTTACTGCGGTTGGTGGAGTTTCAAGATATAGAATTGCTGCAATTGATACAATAACTGGAAACGTTATCCCCAATTTTTTATCCCCCGGTATAGGAGGCGGCGGAGATCAGTATGTTACCGCCTTAACTTATGCAAACGGAATGCTTCTTGTGGCTGGAGTATTTACAAGAATAGGAGGACAAAATAGGAACGGAATCGCAGCTGTTGACCCAAGTAGTGGAAATGTTCTTCCGTGGTATCCAACGGGAGGGATCAGCGGTAGTAGTAATCCTAATATCAGTAAATTTGCAGTCAAAGGTAACGTTCTTTATATAGCGGGTGCTTTTACGGGAGTAGGCGGTGTTTCAAGAAATCGTATCGCCGCTTTGGATTTAACGACAGCGGCAGTTCTTCCGTGGTATCCGTCAGGTGGACTAGGTTCAGGACTTGTTAAAAATATCGTTTTATCAGAGGATCAAAATACAATTTTTGTATGCGGTTCTTTTATTTCTGCGGGTGGTCAAAGTAAACAAAAAATTGTGTCCTTTGACGCAAACACGGGCGCTGTTTTAAGTTTTACATTTCCTACTTTTACGACCGTATCCTCTACGTGTATTATGGAATCTATATTTCAAAAAAATGGTAAACTTTATATTGCAGGTAACTTTAACACCATAGCCGGACAGTCTCGCAATGGTTTTGCGGTCTTAGACTCCGTAACAGGTAATTTATTATCTCTATATCCGATTAATGGAATCGATTGGCCTTCCCCGAATATATACAGTATTTTGAATAAAGGCAACACTTTGTATGTTTTCGGTTATTTTTCATCTATCGGCGGTCAATCTAGAATCTGTGTCGCTTCGTTAGATTCCGAAACCTTAAAAGTATTGTCTTGGTATCCCGCAGGCGGGGTTCCCGGTCTAAATTCTACGATTCAACAAGCGTTTCAGTGTGGTGAAGACGCTGCTTGGATTTTCGGTTTTTTTTCTATAATAGGAGGACAAAATAGAAACGGTATCGCTAAACTCAATCTATTCTAAAAAACCAAATCTGTCTGTGTCTCTTCTTCATTTTCTTCAAATTCGTTGTCTTCATATTCCGAATTTGGATCTTCATCAATATTAGAATTAGATTGTATTGAATTTTGAAGCATTTGTAAATTTTGCTGGAATATCGGATTTAAAATAACCGCACCGGCCATTTTAAAGTCCTCTTCATTGACTCCGTACAATTCAGAAAGCGTCTCCGCAATTGTAGGTTTGTCTTGTTCAATTCGTATCTCATCGATTAGCTTCCAATTCGATACCTCATCCTTATTTTTACCTAACTTTTCTTTCTCGTCTTCAGGATTTTTTCCTGAAAACTCACATACAATCCCGGAAAAGTCGTCTTCTCTAAACTCTTTCAATCGATTAAACGAAGATTCAAAATACGTAAGAAGTGAAAGGTTTGCACGAGTCATAGAGAGTTTACTTTTTTCTACCTGGTTTCCTTCGGAAAATGTGGCTTGAGATCCGATCAGGCGAAGACCAAGCTCCGACTGATCCATCCCGTGTCCCATGAGTACGAATGAGGTACACCACTGCATAAGCTCTTTAAAGAGCATATCGTTTGGAATGCTGAGAGGAGTCCAACGCACTTCCCCCGCACTCGTTCCAATAATTGGGATACGGTGCGAGTCGTCTATTCCGGAAATCATCTCTTGCCATTGCAGTTGTAACGACTCAATTACCTCTTGTGTAGCGTCGCCTTGAAAACTCATAAAACCTTGCGGATGTTGTCTTGTAAATGTATCGCGGTTGAATTTGAGTGAATTTATTACGGCGACAAGATCTAGAATACAGGCTTCGAGAGGTGAGAACCCAAATCCCCTTATTGAAACATCGGAAATATGGTTTTTATGAAGCCAGAGTATTTCCGAAGCTGAAAACGTTTCGACAATATTGTCGTCAATAATCTGGACAAAGGTTATACCTCTGTCACCGCAATATCCTTTCTCCGGGTCCACTGGAAAGATTGTCGCAGGATCTAAATATCGAATTTCAAGCAACTTTCCAAAACTGTTATATACTAAATAGAATGCTACACTGTCTAGAGTGAGCGTATCTCGCGTCATCATCTCAATTACGGAACCGATGTGATCGCGGTTTTGCCAACCGGGAGTCAAGTCCCCCATCTTTTCAAAGAAACGACCGCACTGCTTCATTTTAAAAAGCAGTTCGTCGTCTACGGTATCCTCTTCGTTTTCGGTTCGAAACCAAAGCCCGGTTTTTTGTGATACGCGAGCAAACTTCGACAAGTCTTCGGTTCTAACCGTATGAATTGCGGAAATCAGTGATGTTCCATAGGCGGAGTTTCGAAGCTGTTGGTATGGTATTCTCCAAGTTGGGCGGAGTTGTATGCCGTCGCGGATCTGCTGTAGTTGGTCGTAACTATATACCGGATTTCTTCCAGCGATTTTCTCTGAGTTGATCTGATTAAAAAAGGATTTTGCAAGGAGGTAAAAGCGATCGTTTACAATTTTTGAATCAATATTTTGTTTTTGAGTTTCAGTTCTTCTGTTTTTTCGTTCTATATTTCGTTCGTAGTTTATTCCGCGCGGACGACCGTTTTTTTTGTTCATGGTTTCCGATTTTGTTCTTTTTTAAAAAATCGGATGTGGGGTTTTACAGGGTTTTTCACATACAAAACCCCGGTTTTATTAAAACATAATATCGGATTCTAGGGTACGTTTCTCTTATTTTCCGATACTAAACTTTTAATTTACTTTCTATGAATGAGCCTAAAGTCATTTTCGTTTCAGGATTTTATTCGTCTCGAAGTTCAAAATCAGTTCACAGTTTCGGGAAACACCGTTTTAAACGCACCCGACCGAATGTACTTTATCACCGAAGTTATTTCTCCGAGTTCCTGGACAATTCACGTCAAAGGAAACAACGCGGATCAAACTTTAAGAAACTACGATCGTAACGGAAGCGGTGACAAACAGTTCTTTCGTCCGATCTGTGCAAGTGAAGTGAGTTTTTCCGGAATCACCGAAGTATCCGGGTATTGGACAAACGCAAGTCTCGTTTGTCATTAATGAATATGTTTGGAAATTCGAAAAACACTCTCGTAAAAAAGAAAGTTACGGTTCACGGTAAAAACGGCGACTACCAGGCTTTTCGAAACACAAAAACAAACGAAGAAATTAGCACACCCCGCGAAAAAAAAATCGATCAGGCAAGACAGGATCGAAACAGAATTTCGTACCGAAAAGAAAAATCACAAGAAGAGATTCAAAAAGAAAAAGAAATTTCAAAAAGGCATTTGGAATTCGAATCTCTATCAAGAGAACAAAGAAGAACTTACGGAAGTGGTCCCAAACTTCCCAAACCCGGTATGGTGATGAGAGTATATGCAAAGGGTCGCGCAAACGTCGGAGGTATGCTTGCAAAAATCAAAGAAGTGGCAAAGGACGGGAAAAGTGTCGTTTGTGAACTGACCTCCGGTATGACGCACACTCTACCGATCGAATACTTAGAATTCGCAAAATCAAAACTTTTCTCCGATTAAATCAATCTCTATACATTAGAAGAATGAAATATTATTCTAATGGGTATATTCTTTGAGTTACGGTTTTGAAGGGGATTTAAACAAACAGGAAGAGGACTACGAGTATCACGATCTTTCCGCGTGTATTTATCCGAACCTTGTTTCTTCAAACTCTCCACTTCCCGGTTGGGGAACTCTCATTCATCCGGACGAGCTTAGACGGATTATTTTTTTTGGAAATGAACCTCTCCTAACGACTCGCGGTACTCAAATGGAGAACTTTCAACTCAAGAACTGGATCGATCAGACAGTACGAGCGTTCGGTCAAGAAATTGATTGGGACGTGTACCCAAGACTTTTTCGTTCTCGTCCTCTTGTCGGGCAAAGCGGGAGATTTGATCTTGAACCGCGAACGGGTGGAATAGAAGACTTCGCCGAGTGGGACGACACTTACGACTATGATCCTTCGCGCGGATCAAATTTCTTTTTAAAACTCAGAAGAAAAAATCTTTGTAAGATTCACAAATGGGTATTAACTCTTCCTTGGAATGGGAATACTGTTTTAGATCTTACAAACCGTGCAAGTGTTCAGTACAAAAACGGAATTCTCCGCGCACTTTATACTCGAACTCCTTTTATGTATTCCGGACCGCCACAGGTTGGAATTCAAGGATTTCGTACTTTACAATCTTCGAATTCTCTTCCAGGTGCGTATCAAGTCGATTATACAGTCGGTTACGATCACGCATCCCGTGTTCCGCGTGAACTAAAAGACCAAATTTTAAAATACTTTGCAATTTGTTTTCTCTCTTCATACGGAGAGGGAATTATCGGCGGGGTCGCGAACTATTCCACTTCGGTCGGAGTAATTTCCGAATCGATAGGGACGACGATGTCGGCTGAAAACGCGTTTTTTGGCGCAAGAATCAAACAATTTACAAACGAACTAAAAGAATGGTGGAAGACTGCAAAAATTCGGTATTCTGGGATTTCATTCGGAGCTTTGGGTTAATGGATGAGTTGGAAAATCTTAAAGAATTTAAAGACGATACTTTTCGCGGAATTGTAGGCTATGCTGCAAGTATTCTTCTTTTTCTTTCTCAGTTTGTCTTTTGGATTTTAAAAAAAATCAAAGAACTGAGAAATTTCAAAAAAGAAACCCGTATTTACAAAGTTCAAAGTCCGTATTTTCAATACTTTGGGGAAATTGTACGTCTTGATATTTTTTTGAAAAAAAATTTGTCGGTTACAACCTCCGATGTACTTTTCGAAGATCTTGTTTCTCTCTACAAGTCCGCAAAAGAAAAAAATCTGGAATCCATTAAAATCGAGTTCGCTCATTACGGAACGATTTCCCACTCGGCGGGTTTCGCGATGGAACGGTTTCTTGATTACGTTTCGGAATACAACGGGATTCGGTTGGTGGTGAAATTCCCGACAAATTCCCCGGATGCGGTAGAACTTTATTTTTCACTTCAAAAACATCGTGCAAAATCCGACTCCGGTAGAATCGAACTTTATTTGAACGATTACTCAGAACCCCATTCTAAAAAATAATAAATTTCGCACCGATACTTTCTTATTTCATATCTTGTTGAGAGTGAAATACGAAGAATTCATTCCCGCGCTTATAGAAGAAACAAAGTTAAAGTTTTTGGGTAAAGGAAAGACATATCCAAAACTTGATTTCGAAAACGAAAACGTTTTAATCGGTGTTCGCGGTATATCCATTCTCAAAAACAAAGTCGTTTTAAATGAGGATACATTTGACCGGTTTAACGATATTCTTTTCAACATTTATCCTGGCGGGAAGTCTTGGGGTTCGCGGGTTGTCACAATGGACCCTGGGAAAGTTTCCAAAGAAACACTGTTAAAATACGGAGTCACAAAAGGTGAAGCAAGAACCGAGGAAGGTCTTTATTCAGTCAAATTTGGTATTCATAGAGGTCATGAAGCGTTAGTTCAGGCTTCTCCATTTTATTTTAGAAGGGATCAAAATAACGATCATATTTGGAACGAACTAGACCCTATCTTTTTAGATCAGGTTGGTTTAAACATTCACGCCCGTAATTCCAATTCAGAATCCGTCGGTATTTCTTCGTTGGGTTGTACGGTGACCAAAGCTTCTTGGAATGATCCGGAATGGTTGGAACTGATCGGAATTTTTAAAAGCGCAGAACTCGAAGCAATGAAGAAAAATCCGAAATTCATGAGCTTTTATTATGCGGTTCATAATCAAGATACCGCAAGAAAAATTTTACAAGGTAAAACCGTATGAAAAAGAAAATTCATGCAAAAGAAATTCTCGCAATCCATCCGGATTCAAACGAAG